TGATGTTGTGAACAATAAGCTCGAAGTAAAGCTAACTATACCACTTCATGTTGGCGGCGTGGAACGCGATGTTGCAAGATTTTTCGGAAATCCGACTGGGGAAATACATTGTGATCTAATGCCAGGAGCAGCGGACGATCCCGCAAGACGCCTAACTTTTAGAACACTTTCAAATGTTAAAAGTGTTGTTTCTTTTGACTACAGTGCAGAAGGAACGACAACTATGAAAATAGTTGCGAACTTCGGACATTTTATAACTAGAGTTCCGGAAGAAGAAAAAGAAGAAACCACAGCGGAGCAGGAATCGTAATGTACGTATCAACTAAAAACTACGGGCCCGAAGAAGGCTTTGCAGTTTGCTATAGACAATGGCGTGCTGATAGGAAAAGTGGCAAAGGCCCGACAGAACTGTATACTCGTGACGAAGTCCCGGGCTGTAATGCACTGCATGGTTATGCACTTGGCTTTTACTTTGAGTTTGAGTGTGAGACATTAGACGCAAGAAACTGGGTAGTGGACTTCGGTTCACTACGCACATTCAAGGAGTTTCTCAAAGAAAACTTCGATCACACAATGCTTGTGGCAGAAGATGATCCGGAGTTTGAGACATTCGAGATGCTACACAATAAAGCACTAGCAAAAATGGTGGTGGTTGAAGCAACAGGATGCGAAGCACTAAGCAAGTACCTGTTCGATTACCTGAACGTTATTTGGTTACCAGATCATTATCCGAACGGTGGCATACGCTGTCGCAAAGTTGTGGTGAGAGAAACACCTAGTAATGCAGCATGGTATGAGGGCTAATAATGCCAATCACAGTAAATGACCCCAGATATGGCCACACAGGCGAGATACACGAACTGGACATTAAACAGGGGTCTATTTTAATTTTTCAGCTTCCAAGGCGCACTGAACATTTATCCGAAGTGTATGTTAATAACGCAAAAAGAGTTTTAAATGAACAATTCCCAGGAGTCACTTGTGTGATAATGGGCGCAGACGTAAATGTGTATGAAGTATGCGGAGAAGATGCTGCGGTTCTCAAGCTAAAAGGCATCCTTTAACAGATAAATAGTGTTATTATGCCTTTTGCTATTCTGACATTCATTACGGCTCTGTCTATTGCTGCTGTTGCAGCTTGGTTCTCGATTGCAGGACTAATGGCTATATTTGCTGCTGCCGCAGTTCCAATCCTTATCATGGGATCAGTTCTAGAAATTGGAAAGCTTGTAACTGCAAGCTGGCTATACCAGAACTGGGATAGACCTGGACTGTTATTAAAAGCGTATTTAACTTCCGCAGTAATAATTCTCATGTTTATTACCAGCATGGGAATCTTTGGATTCTTGAGCAAGGCACACTTAGAACAAACACAACCCGTTGGAAACAATTCTGCTAAGATCGAAAGACTTGAGCAGATGATTGCAAGAGAACAAAGAGAAATCAATGACGCCGAAAAAGTTATTGAACAGCTTGACCAAGCTGTTGCTATCCTACAAGAATACGACCGCATACGAGGCCCAGAGGGCGCACTGGCAGTACGTAAATCGCAGACCGATGAGCGAGCCCAACTTCGAGATATTATTGACCAAGCACAAGCAACAATTGATGGTTATGAAGATACCAAACTCTCTCTTGAAGCCGAAGTCCGAGAACTTGAACTTGAAGTCGGTCCAATCCGATATGTTGCAGAGCTCGTATACGAAGACGCCCAAAGCAACCTAGAAAGTGCAGTTAGGTGGGTAATAATTATTTTAGTAGTTGTGTTCGATCCTTTAGCTGTGCTACTATTAATCGCTGCTAACGCATCGTTGGCACAATTGCGTGAAACGAAACCTTTAGAAAACACAGCCCAGGAAGAAAGCGCAGAAGCTGATGAAGTACCGGAAACACCAGATGAAGATCTTAGAGAAAATTCTATAAGCATAACAGATACAGCGTCTGTTAGAGCCGAAGACAAAATAAAGAATAATATAGATACAGATACCTAAGGAGTCGGGGTTGGCAAAAGCACTGAGATGTACCTTTTGTAAGAAGACCAGAGGCAGAGTTGAGCAGTTAATCGAAGGCCCGGTCCATAATGATGAAACTATTTACATCTGTAATGTTTGTGTAGACTATTGTCATCAGGTACTACACACTGGCAAGGAAGAAGAAGCCGACGACGTAGAAATAAGCTATACCCCTGCACAAATCAAAGAATACCTAGATGATTATGTTGTTGGCCAAGATCGAGCAAAAGTTGCGATCAGTGTTGCCACATATAATCATTACAAGCGAATCAATAACCACACAGACCTTAGACTAGATAAGTCCAACCTACTATTAATCGGCCCAAGCGGCTGCGGGAAGACACACCTCGTAAGAACGCTTGCTGATCTTTTTGATGTTCCATACGTAATCGGCGACGCCACCACTCTTACAGAAGTGGGCTATGTAGGCGACGACGTTGAAAATTTGATCAGTAGATTGATTGATGCTGCTGATGGCGACGTCGAACAGGCACAACAAGGCATTGTGTTCATCGACGAAGTGGATAAAATTGCCAAACGCTCCGAGAGTGCTACAGTTGCACGAGACGTATCGGGAGAAGGTGTACAGCAGGCACTGCTTAAATTAATCGAAGGCACTGCACTCAAAGTCACAGTAGGAAGCGAAACTGTAGACTTTGATACAACAAATGTACTGTTTGTGGCCAGTGGTGCGTTTGTTGGACTAGATAAAATTATCAAGAAGAATAAAAAGATCAGTTCAATTGGTATCGGCGCAAACATTCACGACGAACAAAAAGACGCAGATCTTCTTGCAACAGTGACCACCGACGATCTTATACAGTACGGCATCATTCCAGAGTTCGTAGGCCGTGTGCCAGTTGTGGTCACACTGGACCAGCTTGACGAAAGCATGTTGTGTGAAATCATGACAGAAACAAAAGACTGCATTGTTAACCAGTTCAAACATTTATTTTCCGTCGACGAAGTTCTCCTAGATTTTCACCCGGATTATATCAGAAGTGTCGCAGAACAAAGCATTCAGAAAAAGACAGGTGCACGTGGTCTTAGGTCTTTAGTGGAAGCAACACTACAATCTACACAATTTGAACTTCCAGATCTTGCCAAGAAGGGAGTTCGAAAAATCACGGTGTCACCGCAAGGCGAGGTTAAATACATATACAAACGCGCCAAGAAAAAGGTAAACCAAAATGCGAAAAAATAATAATAGAGGACCGATCAAGGGTCTTTCTGTTACTGTAGACCGTGACTTTAATCGTGCGCTGAAGCTGTTCAGCAAAAAGGTAAATGAGTCCGGCAAACTGCGCGAAGTAAGAGAGCGCATGGAATATGAAAAGCCTGCTGTCAAAAAGCAACGCGATAAGAAAATGGCTCGTAAGCGTTGGCTAAAGAAGCAGGAACAAATGTCCAAAGAGAGCCAATGGGCATAAAGAATTACACTTAGGTGTAATGCGATGTAGCTATTTCATCGTGACAACCCTGCGATCGTTAATGATCGTATTTGATAATAATAAAATATAAATAGCACTACCTGGGGGCGCCGAATTTCGGGCCCCCAATATTTAACTTGCTTAATATAAGGAGTATAAAAATGACAAACCAAAGACGTATCACCACGGATACACTTCCTACACTACTTGATAACATTGCACAGTACGGAGTGGGCTTTGAGCCACTTTTCGAAAAACTGTCTCATCAGACTCTGGGTCAATCTTACCCGCCTTACAATTTGGTCAAGATTGACGAAGACAACTATGTTATCGAATTGGCAGTTGCAGGCTTCACTCGTGACAGCCTTGACATCGAGCAGCACAAGAACGTACTAAAAGTACAAGGCAAAAAGCTCGATGATGAAAGCAGTGAAGGAAACGGCTATATTCACAAAGGCATTTCATCTCGTTCTTTTACCAAGAACTGGACACTAGCCGAGCACATCGAAGTAGTCAGTGTAACACTTGATCACGGCATCTTAAGCATTGTGCTTCGTCGCAATGTGCCGGAGCAAGACCAGCCTAAGACATTTACTATCAAGTAATTGTTAAGTTGACGCAGCTCTCTGCGAGTGTTACAGTAACAGAATATACCTTGCAGAGAGCTTGCTATGATCTCAGATTTTGAATTCGCCATGACCTCAGAAATCGACATTGAAGCCGAGACTGAGACAGAAATCGAAGTCAAAGAGCCCAGTCTATTCCAGGTCATCATCTGGAATGACGACTACACTCCTATGGACTTTGTGGTCGGCCTCCTCGTGCTTCTGTTCGAAAAGACACAAGAAGAAGCAGTCGAGCTCATGTTTAAAGTCCACGAAAGCGGTCACGCCGTTGCAGGTGTGTACACAGAAGAAATTGCAGAAACAAAAGCATTCGAAGGCAGACAGCTAGCAGAAAAGCATGGGCATCCTCTACAACTCACATACGAAGAAGTCAACTGACTCTGTACCTTTCTTTCCGCGAATTCTGCTAAGTGAATTCGGAAAAGAAGTTTGGTTGCTGTTAGACGATCAGCAGCTCTGGTGGAGAGAATGCTTAATTACTGCCTGGGTCGAAACTCGAGACGTTAATAAACTTTCTAGTACCGAGATTCTATTCTTTGATCTGTTGCCACCCAAAGGGCACAACATCATTATCTTACAATACGGTCTAGATTGCGGATCACTGAAATGTTGGACAGAAAAAGACTCCGCCGCTGGACCCCCAAGAACCATAGAATACAGCGGTGAGTTCACTTTTCGAGATAAGCTTGTTCTCTACGGAAAGCTACGTAAAAGGCTAAAGGCCGAGCGCAGCGATCCTGAACTGCTAACAATCAGAAAGATGCAAGGCCAAGTCGAACTAAGTGAAGACGAACTGTTTGATAGAGCATTCCCGTAATGGCACAGGTATTATTCTGGACACAACTATCTGACGATGCCAAACGTTGGATCAACAAAGAACAATATACCTATGTGTACATCACTGAGTATGGCATACGACCACATCAAGGAGTCCCGGAGCATCGCTATAGCGAACTGCGAGCCTGGCTAATCAAATACCTCAAAGGTGAAGTAATAATCTACGAAGACGCTCTCGGTCAGTTTGGTGATAATCGCAGAGTTCGATTATACTTCAGTGACTCAGAAGACGCCAGTTTTTTCACACTATCGGAATGGGGATCCTACATTATAAGGAAAGAGTTCGATAAATAATACATTATGGAAGAGCTGAAAAGATACATCACAATAATAGAAGCTCAAGAAACAGCATACAGAGTGAAGCTCCCCATCGCTCTTGCTGACGCAGAACCTGTACTAAGCAAACAAAGCATAGACTTTCATTATAATACTCTCCACAAAGGTTATGTTGACCGAGCACAATCGGGTGACGATTTTGCACTAGCAGGAGTACAGCTACATAATCTTTGGCACGAACAGATGCAACCTGCCCAAACTGGAAACTCTCCGTTCGATGCATCCGGCGCATTGATTGAAAAACAGTTTGGCAATTTCTCAGATTTTAAAGATGCTTTTGCTGAAGAGGCACTATCGATACAAGGAAGCGGATGGTGCTATTTGAGTACAACCGGCACTATCAAAACTATCCAGAATCACAAATCAGTTTCCGATGTTGCAGTTATTGTAGATATGTGGGAACATGCATACTATATGGACTACGGTCCCGACAAAAAGAAATACCTTGCAAACATTTGGAAAATTGTAGACTGGCAAATTGTAAATGCCAGACTTGGCAACACACAGTGACACAGCATAGGAGACACAATATCAATAAGGGGATGTCCTATGAGAACCAAACAGCATTGGGAAGCTTGCAAAAACTTACCATCGTACCATTCGGCTCAAAGTGTTGCCCAGCAGTTGAAAGAGATTGCTAGAGGCAATGGCTTCGATCCTAACGGAGTAAAGGTGTACACAAAAGAACAAGCAGACACACAAGGAAGTATTGCAGACGCACAAGTTCACTGGGCAGAAGGTCCGGAGTGGACACAGGATTTTCAACTGGTATCAATACCAGGTGTTCATGCAGAAGTTGAGAATGAACACACGATTTCTTTTTACGACATATAAAGGCCTGCAACGGGCCAACTGGAGACATAATGACAAACTTACAAAATCTAGGAACACGATACAATGTCGTGGAAGAGTCGGGAGATGTATTAGGCCTCATTAAGGTTATCTTTGCTGAGGATCTAGAAAGTCAATACCCACCATACGACTTCGATGGCGAATTGTCTATCGAGGATTACCTAACAGAGTGCAATAAGAATTTCACAGGATTTGCAGATTACACTAGCGAGATCTATTGGCACCTTAGCACCAAAGAAGAATACGATTTTATGGATGCTGTTGCTAACTGTGTAGACCGCAGATGCAAGTATTTAATAGTAGAATTCACTGATTGACTATTCTGCACTTCGGTGCTAGACTGAACACAATAATAAAAATAGGAGGTGCTGACAATGCACACGGATGGGTTCTCTGTCGAGTTTCGGCCACGTACATGCCAATGGATCGACAGCAAGGGGAAGTGCGGTACTGCAACACAGGTTAGAAAGTCTTATTGTGAAGAACATTATAATAAGGCTTACCAGACAGCTACAGACAGCGACATTGATACTGTAGTTGAGAAACAGTTAAAGAGGCTAGACAAACGCGACAGCGATTGGCAAGTTGAAGATAGCGACTGATTTTGTAACAAAGAGGATTGTGATGTGAGCAAACAAGCACCGAAGCCCAGTCTTACTCCGTTGATTGTGATTGGGGTTCTATTGTTAGCGTTTTGGTTTATCATCAAACCGATGTTTTTTGATCCCCAGGTAATCAACGCAACCTATTCGCAATTCCTCAGCACGATGGGCGAAGTCAAAGAGCTGCAAGTCCATCAAGACGGCCACACAATTTGGTACACCTTTGAACTAGGCGGCCAAATCTATCAAACCATTACCCCTGGTAACGTATCGAACATCGTGGATGTTCTTGCTGCACAAGGTGTCAACGTCGAAGTTGCCCAGCCAGCAGAGCCCATGGGCATCGGTATGATCATCTTCCTCAGCATATTGCCGATACTGCTACTGATCCTGTTCCTTGCAAAAATGTCCAAAGGCGGCGGCGCAGGAGGATTGCTCGACTTTGGCAAAAGCAAAGCCAAGATGATTGATCCCAAGTCGAACACGACGCGACTCACAGATGTGATATCGAATCCAGGTGAACACGACGAAGCCAAAGAGATTATCCAGTTTATCCAGGATCGCGAACGCTACCGCGCAGCACGAGCAAATGTGCCAACTGGTATTCTTCTTGCAGGTCCTCCGGGCACAGGTAAGACTCTGCTTGCGAAAGCTATTGCAGGCGAAGCTGGTGTTTCCTTTTTCACCGTGAGCGGCTCCGAGTTTGTGGAAATGTTTGTGGGGGTTGGCGCCGCCAGGGTAAAGAGTGTGTTTGAACAAGCTCGCGCTCACGCACCTAGCATCGTGTTCATTGACGAAATTGACGCAGTAGGTCGCAGCAGGGGAGACTCTGCCGGTGGCGGACACCGAGAAGCTGATCAAACGCTGAACCAGCTGCTGGTAGAAATGGACGGCTTTGACAAGGACAGTGGCGTGATGGTAATTGCCGCAACCAACATGCCAGAGGTATTAGACTCTGCACTCACACGTCCTGGAAGGTTCGACCGCACTATTCATGTTAGCTTACCCGACCTCGATGCTCGTAAGCAGATTTTGGATCTGCACCTGGAGCAGATTAATCGAGGCCCGAACATTGACACCATGCGCATCGCACAAGGAACAACAGGAATGAGTGGTGCAGACTTGGCCAAGCTGGTACAAGAAGCAGCGATTTTTGCAGCACGTGAGAATCGGTCGACTACTACCATGAACGACATGGATATGGCAAAGGACAAAGTGATCATGGGTGCGGAAAGTCCTAAGCCCATGGACGAGAAGGAACGCAACCTGACTGCATACCATGAAGCTGGTCATGCTATCGTTGGCTACCTCAGTCCTGAGCACGATCCGGTCTACAAGGTCAGCATTGTGCCGAGGGGCCGTGCACTTGGTGTAACACAGTTTATGCCTGACCAGGATCGCTACAGTCACAGCCTCACATACCTGAACAGCGCAATCGCTACACTGTATGGCGGGCGACTAGCAGAAGAGATTCAGTTCGGTGCTGAAGCTGTAACAACTGGTGCCAGCAGCGATATTGTACGTGCGACAGAGCTTGCTCGACGCATGGTTACGGAGTGGGGTTTTGGGTCGTTAGGCCCCGTAAATTACGCAAAAACAGACTATATGGGCTCTAGTGTGTTCAGTGAGACTATACAGGCCACTATAGACGAAGAGATCAACAAAATTCTCTCTACTGCGCAGAATCGCGCTAGAGAACTGTTGGTCAAAAATAAAAATAAGCTTGACGAGATGGCTCGTGCTCTAGTACAACATGAGACGATCGACCAAGATCAGATTGCGGATATTATGAAAGGACAGAGCAATGACACAGACGATCAGCTTCACACAGACCTGCCTACTGTTAGGGTTGAATGAAGAGGGAGCAATAGAGGACTTTAAATTCCAGTTTGTATCACCGGGGTCATATCTACAGAGAGAGTATCTCTTTTGCGATGTATTCTGTGGATGCAGCTTTATCAGAGTCATAGGCATGCCTGACTTTGACATCAACAACCAGGAAGCGCTTGAACAGGCCATGCAAGACTATGACGCAGACCCAGACAAATACATTTCAAATTCATACGACCTGGCAAGAATCTTACACTGATCGTTTTCCCCAACCAATCTATTTCTCTTCTCCTATGGTAGTGAACCTGGACGGAGTGAACTGGACTATACACATGAGGTTAAGTACATGGGACTGATAATACTGCTAATCGGAATCGCTGTTGGTCTTGCCTGTTATCTGTTGGCAATCTGGTACAAGAACAGTGCCAAGCGAAAGAACGATGTAGACTTCATTACAGATTACATCGACAGTGTTTACGACAATGTTCCCTGGGGCAACCGTATCGCCTGTTTTATGATCGGTCAGAAAGCATTTGAACACGGTATTCCCTTCTGGGAGCCCGAAAACAGTAACTACCGAAACATACCGGAGATTGTTTGGTGGTCGGAAGGCTGGAACGGAGCACATGCAGAGAGTCCGCCTACGTATGAAACAGCCGGCGGCGAAAGGTCCGGTCTGTCTCGTTATCAGATACCAAAGTCAATTTCAAAATCAGACACCCCACCCGACGGCATGTGGGACCCTGAGAAAAAAGCAGTAGTGGACAAGCTGAAGACTCAGCCCAAGTCACACATGGGCGAGCCCGATGCAATGCAAGCTGGCGCAGCATACGTAATGCCACAGAGCCAAGGAAAATCTCCGTAAACAGATCTTGACAGTTGAAGATATTCGTCATATACTGTGTACAAATAGTTAGGCAAAGGCTACACAGATGAGACAAGGTATCTGCGACGTTTATGATCTCCTCGAACAAGTTGCGGCCACACGCAGTCGCAACGATAAACTCGCACTGCTTGAGCAGGGGAAATTTAACAGCAATCTTTCCTCTGCTTTTCTTTATGCCCTAGACCCTTACACTCAGTTCTATATGCGCAAGCTACCCGCGTATGTAGCGACTGGAGATAAAGGTCTGGACTGGTTCTTCGAGCAACTGTCTCAGTTCTCCAATCGAGAAGTAACCGGTCATGCAGCCCAGGACAAGATGTCCGAGGTGCTCAGTCAACTCACCCCCGAAGCGGCCTCTGTTGCCGAACGCATCGTCAAGAAGGACTTGCGATGCGGTGTCCAAGAAAGCACGGTAAATAAAGTTTGGAAGGGTCTTATCCCAACCTACCCGTGCTTGCTTGGCAAGCCTTACGACGAGAAAACAATCAAAAACATTCAGTGGCCTGCATTTGGACAGCTCAAGGCCGATGGTATGAGGGCAAACGTTCATGTGGAATTCATTGATGGACGCGGCTGTGTGGTCAGTGTGTATGGTCGCTCTGGGCGCATGGTTGATCTGCTTGGTAACTTCGATAATCCTTTCAGTATGCTGGGTGAAGCTTACGGGCGGAGCGCGGTATTTGATGGAGAACTTGTGCTCGTCGAAGACGACGGATCCATCATGTCGAGGAAAAAAGGAAACGGAATCTTAAGCAAGGCAATCAAAGGTACCATTTCCGAAGATGAAGCTTCTCGTGTGCGTATGCGCATCTGGGATGTGATCCCCCTGGAGAAGTTCCGCGCATACAAAGACACCACACCTTACTCGGTTCGCTTTAGCACAGTGAAAGATCTAGTTGAAGCGAATCCTGCAGACCAGTACGAGATCATCGAGACTCGCACACTGGAGAATTTTGATGCTGCCAACGACTACTTCGGCGACGCACTGGAGATGGGCGAAGAAGGTATCATGCTCAAAAATTCCTCCGGTATTTGGCAAAACAAGCGCAGCCCGGACCTGCTCAAGTTCAAAGCAGAAAAAGACTGCGACCTGGAGATCGTTGAGTGGATTGAAGGTACAGGCAAGTACCAAGGCATGCTGGGCGCCCTAGTCGGTAAGACCAGCGACGGTATGCTGTACGTGTCTGTGGGCAGCGGCTTCACAGACGAAGAGCGCAAAACGATCACGCCCGATGTTGTAGGTAGCATAATGGCCGTAAAATTTAACGAGGTGATCGACGCCAGAGGCAAGAACCGCTGGGGCGTGGATTGGAGTTTGTTTTTGCCCAGATTTATAGAGATTCGCACAGACAAAACTGTTGCTGATGACTTTGCTACGGTATGGGATCTATAATGGACGAGTATTTTGGTCGGTCCAAGTCTAGACGCTTCACTGAGTTCACTAAGCGCAGCTCGGATCGTTATTTTCATCGCAAACACGGATACATCACATTCGATCATCTGCTGATGTACGGACCTTACGGTCGCAAAAACGCAAAGAACAGAGGCCTCTCTGCTCAGCGCCGCAGCCAGATGCTCAAGCCGTGGTTTGTGATACTACGAGAAAACTTTTTTCGAATGAAAGGAACCGAGGGCTTTGCCTGGTTCAACAGTAGAAGGAAATCGAGAGCATGAATGATACCCAGGCTGGTTACAAGAATATAGCGATCTTTGCTGGCGCAGGCATACTCACTGCCAGCCTGATCAGTATTTTCAGTGGGAACTCTGCGGAAGTGCCCGACCCAGTTGAAGTCACCGTGCGCCCTGAGATTACGTTGCCTCAGGGAAGCAACCTTCAATTGGTTGCCGAAAGAGGCCATTCGTACAATTCGTACGATTACTCGGCAGAAGGCGACCTGAAAGGCAAAGACAAAAGGTACATCAGAACTGTCGGAAAAATTGAGCAGATTTATTTCAATCCTGCAGGCGGATCTTTGCTTGCAGTTACATCTGCAGGCTATGTTGTCCGTGTGCCGGAAAATGTACCAATTGCCGTCGGCGAATCTATTAACGTACAGCAGCGCCATATCGAAGACAAATATTCAACTTGGATTTGTCCCGAAACTAGCGAACTGTGCACGAAGATTTAGCAACTGACATGATTATCGGAATGACAGGCACCAGGCATGGCATGACAGAAGCTCAGAAGGAGTCCTTTCGTGAACTGCTGATCTGGTTCAAAGAACACACGCCGCCCTGGGACAAGCCGGAACTCCATCACGGCGACTGTGTCGGTGCCGACGAAGAAGCACACAAGATTGCTAAAGATCTCGATTATCGTGTGATAGTTCATCCTCCGATCAACGAGTCTGCTCGTGCATTTTGTCTTGGTGACAAAATACTGGAGCAAAAGGAATACATAGATCGCAACCACGACATTGTGGATGTTTCGGATTATTTGATCGGTGCACCTTCTAGTTCCAGAGAACAGGTTCGATCCGGCACCTGGGCAACCATGCGTTACTCTGCAAAGAACTATCCCGACAATCTGATCATCATACAGCCCGACGGCGAAACAAGATCGGATATCTGATGAGAAAGACATTTGCAAAAAAGCGTCGCAATACTTTGATCCAAAAGTACAGAAGATTGCCTTGCTACAAGAATAGCATTAACCAATCGGACGTTAAGATTATTCCGTGGCTTCCGATCGGTCGTCAGCAACGCCACTGCTTTGGCGGAAACCGTTTTCGCCACATGTTCAAATTTCGAGTCATGCGTAAATGCACAAAATCGTGGTTTGAAGGAAATCGTACAAAGTTTTGGTTCAAAACTAAGCACGAATACTCGCAATCTTGGTATTCTCAGAAAGTAGGCGATTGAGCTTGAGATTCTATTACGGTGCATCATCGTGGATAGCCGGGCGCATGAACCTCAAGTGGAGACAAAGAGGAACTCGACCATTTGCGCTAAAGAATAAACAGTCTCGATACAAGTTCGTCTTTCGACATCCTGTGATGAATTCAAAAAAGAAAGGTAAGAATCGCAGATATAAAAGTGATTCCGTCTTAAAGCCCTGGTATAGATCTAAGACCAAGGTGACTTGGAAATTAAAGTATTACCATACCCACCGAACTCCTGCAGAAAGGACTTCCAAACTTCCCTCCTAAAACTGTTTTATTTGATAAATACTAGAAACATTACTAGGTGTTTATCGAATATGACAGACATGTATCGCTGGATCTCTGCTATAAAAGAAGGCACAGAAATGCCCTTCGAAGCAGGCGAAGCTGTTAAGATCAGTAAAGAATACGGCGGCGGAGTCGGACAATTTGTCGAATTCCAGCCCGGCCGTGGCACCTGCATTGTAAACATCAAAGGCGAACCTCAAGAATTTCGTTTAGACAGCCTGGAAGCATTTGCAGACCCAGGCGATAGCTACTATGCAGGCAATACAGAAGAACAGCGATATGCAGAAGTAGACGGAGATAATCATTACTTGCCAGATAAGCCAGATCTACAGCCTGGTGAAATGGTTAAAATTGACAATCTCTACGGAGCAGGTAACGGCGAAGGATACGGCGTGTTTGTTGCATATGCACTAGATGGTAAAAGCGCAGTATGTAACGTAGACAGTCAAGAGCAAAGCTATCCAATCGAATATGTGACTGCTGCACCTGAAGAAAGAATAAGCGACCAGTTCATGAACACAGATAATGACGGGTCACTTTCACCTATGTCACAGGTGGAAGATAATAGAATTGACGTAGAACATGGGGAATCACCGATGGAAGATTTAGAAAAGTGGATGAGTGTTATTGAGAAAGGTCTCAACGACGAGCTCGGAAACAAGGAAACAGTTGAGGAAGACAAAGACTGCGACTGCGGTAGCTACGATTGCGACAAATGCTTCCCGGACACCAAAGAAGGTTGCGACGAAGCAGCTATCGAAGAGAACGAAGTATACGATGCAGTTTATGATCTAGCAGAAGGCGACGATGAATACGATGTGTTCGAAGCTGACTATTTCGACGAAGATGCTGATTGCGACGGCGAGAACGAAGACGGCGAAGAGAGCCCACTTTCTTGTAGCCCAATTGCTGAAGACGACGACGAAATGGAAGAAGTTCCGGCTGAAGACGATCCAGAAGTGTACGACCTAGACGACGAAGATCCAGATGCAATGGTAGACATTGACATGGACGACGTAGCGTCAACAGACCGTGCTGCTCCTGACATGGACTTAGATATTGAACCGGCTAGTGCAAGAGACGCATCGGACGAAATGTCAGGTGTAATTGGTGCAATTCTTCACATGCAAGACTTGGGTCTTGGCGGAGACAAATACTACGACATGGATGATCTAGTTGGCATGAGTCCTAAGCTGCTCAAACGCATTCATGACAGAATGGTAATGTCTAACGAAGGCATGTACGAAGGCGAAAAAGCTGACAAAGATTACGACGGTGACGGAGAGATCGAAAGCAGCGAAGACGAATGGAAAGGCTCACGTGATAAGGCTATTAAAAAGTCTATGAACGAGAGTGCTGATCCTGACGTACTCAAGGTACTAAAAGCCTTAAACGGTTAATCACAGAATGCCGGGGCCTAAAAACTCCGGCATTTTTCTGACTAATTTTCATTGACTTTCTCTGAGTTTCGTCATATAATAGTTTCAGTTCTTTTAACCGTCTCCTGTTCCTGCAAAAGGAATAAGTAGTAGTATAATAATTCAAGGAGTGCACACACATGGAATTGTTTGACTTATTTTCGAGTGAACAAGATAAACGCAAACAAGAAGAAATGTCTTTAGAGGAGTACTTTGCTCTTTGTAAAGCGGATCCTCTTACTTACGCTAGTCCTGCAGAGCGTATGGTTGCAGCAATTGGTGAACCTAAAACTGTAGACACCTCAAAAGATCCAAAACTTTCCCGAATTTTCCAAAACAGAACAATCAAGCAGTACGAAGCATTCGAAGACTTCTACGGTATGGAAGATACCATTGAGCGCATCGTTAGTTTTTTCCGACATGCAGCACAAGGATTAGAAGAAAAGAAACAGGTACTGTATTTGCTAGGTCCGGTTGGTTCTGCTAAGTCCAGTCTTGCAGAAAGACTTAAAGCACTAATGGAGCTACAGCCCATTTATGTACTAAAGGCAGGCGACGAAATTAGCCCTGTGTTTGAAAGTCCACTTGGTCTTTTTGCAGAAGAAAAATACAAAGATCTATTAGAAGACGAGTACGGTGTTTCTCGTCGTTACCTACAAAATCTTATTCCTAGTCCGTGGGCACTAAAAAGACTGAGAGACTTCGGCAACGATGTAAGTCAGTTCAGCGTAGTTAAGATGTGGCCAAGCAAGCTCAACCAAATTGCAATTTCTAAAACAGAACCAGGCGACGATAACAACCAGGATATTAGTTCACTTGTAGGTAAGGTTGACATTCGTCAGCTAGAAGATTTCAGTCAAAACGATCCAGATGCATACAGCTTCTCTGGAGGACTGTGTCACGCTAACCAAGGTTTGATGGAATTCGTAGAGATGTTTAAGGCGCCGATCAAAGTGCTTCACCCTCTACTAACTGCAACACAAGAAAGCAACTACAACGGTACCGAAGAAGGACTAGGTGCAATCCCATTCCAGGGTATTGTTCTTGCACACTCAAACGAAAGTGAGTGGACAACATTCCGCAACAACAAAAACAACGAAGCATTCTTAGATAGAATTTACATTGTTAAAGTTCCTTACTGCTTGCGCAGAGACGAAGAAGTAAACATTTACAAGAAGATGATTCGCGATAGCTCACTGGGCAATGCACCGCTTGCACCTAAGACACTTGAGCTGTTGGCAGACTTCTCTGTGCTAACAAGACTGAAAGAGCACAAGAACTCGAACGCAGTAAGCAAGATGCTTGTGTACAATGGTGAAAATCTTAAGGACAAAGATCCTAAGGCGCGCACCCTGCACGAATACAAAGAAGAAGCAGGCGTTGACGAAGGCATGAACGGCATGAGCACTCGTTTCGCGTTCAAAGTGCTATCTCAAACATTCAACTTCGATCCAGAAGAAGTGGCTGCTGATCCAGTGCACATGATGTATATCCTGGAACAGGCAATTCGCCAAGAACAAATGCCAGACGAAATCGAAGACAAGTATCTTGAGCTAATCAAAGAATACATGACCGAAGAATACAAAGACTTTATTGGTTATGAGATTCAAAAAGCATACCTAGAAAGCTACGGTGAATATGGCCAGAACCTATTCGATCGTTACGTTGAGTATGCAGATGCTTGGTGCCAGGATACTGACTATCGCGACCCAGACACTGGGCAAATGTTCGACAGAGAAATTCTTAACTCCGAGCTAGAGAAAATCGAGAAGCCTGCTAGCATTGCAAATCCTAAAGATTTCCGAGGTGAAGTGGTGCAGTTTGTTCTTCGTGCAAGAGCAAACAACGGCGGAGAAAATCCTAGCTGGACCAGTTACGAAAAACTACGCGAAGTTATCGAAAAACGTATGTTCTCGAACACAGAAGAGCTATTGCCTGTAATTAGCTTTGGAACTAAGTCGAGCTCTAAGGACCAGGAAAAGCACGATGAGTTTGTTGATCGTATGCTAGCCAAAGGATACAGCGAGCGTCAGACTAGACGACTCGTTGAATGGTTTACCCGAGTACAAAAATCTTAATGTCGCATTCTATTATTGATAGAAGGCTGAACCCAAGCGGAAAAAATCTAGGAAACAGACAGAGATTTTTAAAAAGAGCAAAGGAGCAGCTAAGGAAAAGTGTCAAGGACGGTCTGCTAGATCGTTCTATCACTTCCAGTGACGATCAAGACGTCAATGTGCCTGTGTCGGACGGCACACACGAACCGACTTTCCGTCACAATCATAAAACAGGCAATAAAGATTTTGTGCTTCCTGGCAACAAAGAGTTTGTTCCGGGTGACCTAATCGAGAAGCCCCAGGGAGGCGAAGGAAGTGGTGGTAAGCAGGGTTCACCAGATGGGGAAGGAGAAGATAGTTTTACCTTCCCAATTAGCAAAGACGAATTCAACGACATATTGTTCGAAGGATTAGAGCTTCCTAATCTCAAAAAGAAAACACAAAAAGAGTCTGTTTCTTTTACGAAGACTAGGGCGGGGTTTGTGAACGACGGCACTCCTGCAAACCTCGACCTTCTTCGTTCAATGAAGAATAGCATAGGCAGACGCATCGCACTCAAGCGTCCTAAACTAAGACGTATTCGAGAAATCAAAGAGCTCCTGGAAGAGCTTTATGCAGTAAAGAATCCGACTGCAAAGCAAAAGACAGAAATCGAAGAACTAGAAAAAGAATTAGCAACACTACGCCGTAAGTCAGGCAACATTCCTTTTCTTGATCCAATTGACCTGCGTTATCGCAACTACGAAAACGTACCGAAGCCAAAACACAAAGCAGTTATGTTCTGTGTAATGGATGTTTCTGCAAGTATGGGCGAACACGAAAAGGATCTAGCAAAAAGATTCTACCTACTGCTTTATTTGTTCTTGGAATACAAATATGATCAGGTTGATGTTGTTTTTATTCGCCATCACAGCCGCGCAACAGAATGCACAGAAGAAGAATTTTTCCATAGCAGAGAAAGTGGTGGCACAGTGGTTAGTTCAGGTTTCGAGCTAATGTACAAAATTCAAAAAGAACGCTACGACGAAAACGAATGGAACATATATTGTGCCCAGGCGTCAGACGGCGACAACTTCATGAATGACAACCAGCCACTTACTCAAATATTAGACAAGACCATATTGCCAATGTGTCAGTTCTTTGCATACATTGAAGTAAATGGAATGAATGAGATGCGTGGCATGTGGTACGGTGGGCAAGAGTTTGGCATATGGCCGATATATAAATCACTAAAGGCACACCACAGCAACCTAGCAACAGCCCAGGTAGATCAGCCCGAAGAAGTATATGGTGTGTTTAGAGAATTGTTTAAGAAGGAAGATGCGTGAGTAAACTACTGTTCGAAGATTCTGATTGGTCGTTCGAAACTATCGAACGTGTGGCTGATGCATGTGCAGAAATTGCAGACGAAGAGCTAGGCCTTAACTGTTATCCAAATCAGTTCGAAGTGATTACCAGCACACAGATGCTAGATGCATATGCTAGCGTCGGCATGCCAGTAGGATATAATCACTGGAGCTTCGGTAAAGTGTTTGTGGGCGAAGAACAGAAATACAGATCTGGAAAAAGTGGCCTAGCATACGAGCTAGTAATTAATTCAAATCCTTGTATTAACTATCTCATGGAGGAAAACTCCGCCACTATTCAGGCCTTGGTAATTGCCCACGCAGGTTTCGGACACAATCACTTCTTTAAAAACAATTATCTGTTCAAAGAGTGGACTAAAGCAGACTCTATTATCGACTATCTTCTATTTGCAAAAAACTATATTGCTGAATGCGAAGAAAGATACGGCTATCACGAAGTTGAGAGAATCATAGACAGTGCCCATGCGCTTCGTAACCAAGGTATCGATCGTTACAAGAAGCCTAGCAAGCTCAGCATCATGGAAGAAAAGAACAGGCAGAAAGAACGCGAAGAATACATACAGAGCCAGGTCAATGTGCTGTGGCAAGAAACTGCCAAAGAACGTAAGAAGAAAAAAGAAAAGAACTTTCCGCCTGAGCCCGAAGAGAATATTCTCAAGTTTATTGAAAAGAACAGCCCAAGTTTAGAAACATGGCAAAGAGAAATCATTCGTATTGTGAGAATGATATCGCAGTACTTTTATCCGCAGCGTCAAACCAAGGTAATGAACGAAGGTTTTGCTTGCTGGGTTCACTGTTATATGCTGGAGAGATTGTACGATAAAGGGCTAATTTCCGAAGGTGCCATGCTAGAGTTTAAACACGTACACAGCAACGTGGTATGGCAAGGAGATTACACACAAATGGGGCATTTTAACCCCTATGCGTTAGGTCTTAACATGTTTAGAGACATTGAGCGCATCTGTAAAGATCCTACCAAAGAAGATCGCGAGTGGTTCCCCGACATCGCAGGCGAAAATCACATCGAAGTTATCAAACATGCTGTCGAAAATTACAGAGACGAGAGCTTTGTTAGACAGTTCCTTAGTCCTAAGCTGATGAGAGACATGAGAATGTTCTCGATTAACAATAACTCCGAAGAAGATTTTTACGAAGTTCGTTCAATACACAATCGAGATGGCTATCGAAAAATACGCAGCACCCTTGCTGACCAGTATGAGGTAGGAAATCAAGATCCAAACATCCAGGTAGTTAACTCAAACATTAAAACTACTAGAACACTCGAGCTAGTGCACCATGTAGTGAACGGAGAATTACTGGAAGAAGAGGACGCAATGGACTGTATCTTCCACATGAAGCGACTATGGGGCTATGAAGTTGATCTAGCCAGCATAGACGAAAACGATAAGAAGCTAGACGATTTTTCAACTTCGATAACCCTTGACTTAGACTACGATTAATCGTAGACCTAACAGTCAATTTCTGTTATAATCCACATACAACAATAACTGAGGAACTCCTCATGTCTCATAGAGATGAATTTTTAAAGAACTGTGTTGTAATAGACACAGAAACTACTGACCTAGATTACAAAGTTGCCGAAGTGATTGAACTGGGCAGAGCATTCATGGACGGCGACAGTTGGATTACGTTCGGTGAGTTGTTTAAGCCATACGAACCGATCTCTGCTGAAGTTTCGTCTATAACAAACATCACAAACAAAATGGTCGAACGCTGTTCGCACTTCGAAGATTTCACTGACAACGTGAAAGAGTTTTTAGATGCATTTGGCGGAGAAGCTGTGTGTGTTGCTCATAACAGTTTCTATGACGAAAATGTCCTGCAACGTTACGGCATTGATTACCCGGTTTGGATTTGCACCATGCGTATGAGCCAAAAACTGTTTGGCGGCGACCCTACTGTGACCAACTTCAAGCTACCGTACCTGAGATATCGTTTTGATATACTGGATCCTGCAGATCACAAAATTGAACACCACAGAGCAGACTCCGACGCACTGGTAACAGCACACCTGTTAGAATACTGCATAGATAAAATGGAAGAGCTTACAATTATCGACAAAGATAAGCCTTACATGAGTCAGGTTCTGCAATGGTTGCAAGAGCCTATTATTTATGATACTATGCCATTTGGCAAACACAAAGGTAAACCCCTCGAGAGTGTGCCCTTAGACTATTGGATGTGGGCGCTGGAGAACATGGACTCACTGAACGAAGACAAGGACAATTACGATCCTGACTTTGCAGCAAGTGTAGCCGCAGCTCTCGAGAAAATCATGGACTAGCAATGGACATATACTGGACAGCTTTTAAGCCTTGGTATGCATGGCGCCCAGTTCGCAACTGCAATGGTGGTTGGATCTGGTTACAAGATGCCTACTATCGCGCTTCTTTTCTGTCCAGTGGTTCTTCCCCAGAAGACACAATGTCCGATGTGCAGTTCTACTATTATCTGCCCGACGATGTCACGGCGGAAGTCCTTAAAGGCAACGGCGAAGTAGATGATCCAGTATTGCCTTTCGAAAACACTGTCATGACTTTGTATGGGATCTTAGAAAGACTCCCGGTGGGAACGCTCATACTTGTTGGAGGATTAGGGTATATACTATGTCAGCCCCTCAGCTAACACTTATCGAGAATGATGAACTCAATTTTTACTACGATAACCCAGGCGCCGCTGTAGAAGAGTTAGAGTATTACAGGAGTCTAGCTAAACTGCTTGAAGCTCGATGCCCAAAAGAATATCAAGAAGCAGACAAAGACATTAAACAGGCGCTTGCAGAATTAGAAAAAGTTCGTGGCTATTAGCCCGAACTGTTTAGATCGTAAGAGAGATCATAGTTAAATGCGCGGACATTATACCTTTGGACATTTTCATCGTGTGGCAGACCTGCTCGATGAAGCGCATTTTGTTGTCCTCTATACCCGGCGCTCTGTGGATCACCTTCAATCGGCTTATTGTCCCAGGATTCGGCTTCGGGGTCGTGGAATCCGTCATCTTTTTCAAATACGGGAACAATTCCAGTTAGATCGAAATCTGAAAAGTATTTTTTGTAGTGTTCTCGGTTTAGTTCTGCTATCATCGCAGCTTGAGGATTAAAGTATGAGTCGAAGTCTTCGTCGACGCCGCGGTGATATTGAGCAACTAGTGGTGCACTACTTTCTGATAGGATGTCTTTAATCTTCATACAACTATTTATCACATAAAGGAACGATAAATGCAAAACAGTAATCTTGTCCCAATGGTAGTTGAGCAGACTGCTCGCGGCGAACGTGCATTCGACATTTACAGTCGATTGATGGTAGAACGTGTGGTGTTCTTAACAGGCGTTGTTGAGGAGACCAAAGCAGATCGTCTAGTAGCATCTATGCTATTCTTGGAAGCAGAAAATCCAGACAAGCCGATCAACTTCTACATTAACAGCCCGGGTGGATCTGTTACTGACGGACTGGCAATTTACGATGTGATGAAGTACATCAAAAGTCCAGTTCATACTTTCTGCTTGGGTCAAGCCTGTTCAATGGGTAGCTTCTTGCACAGTGGCGGAGAGCCCGGGCATCGCTATATGCTGCCGAGAGCAAGAACCATGATTCACCAACCTTCTGCAGGAACATCTGGCACTGTGTCAGATATGCAGAGACACATGGACGAGTTCAACAAGACCAAAGACATCATGACCGACCTCTATATGGAGCACTGTTCGAATCCGAAAGTGACCAGAGAGCAGATGGTCGAGCTGCTTGATCGTGACACGTTCATGAGTGCAAAAGAAACCATCGAAATTGGCCTCGCTGACCAAATCGCTGACATGAGATAAATATTTTACGAGTGTAAGCGGTTACTCCACTCAATGATTTTGCCGAAGGGACACGGCAATACACTTCACACAAACTTCCCGCTTACGAGCGGGAAGTTTTCATATACCTCATCTTAACGAAAAGTGCATCTTCCGCTTTGTGGAATCTGAGGCGATTGCCTCGCTTGATGATCTCGAAGGCACCGAACTTGGTGCGAAGATAACTCACAAGGTGTTCATGACCGCTTGCTTTTAAGTCTAGGTCATTCAGGTTGATTTCGTGTTCGTACTTTTCCCATAACTCGTTAAAGTATGCAGTTCGGTCCTGAAGACTGGGATTTTCTACGCCGAACCGTTTGATCAATTCTTCACGGCCGCCGTAGAATCTAATTAGTACTTCGAAATGTTCTTTCTGTTTCTTACTCATGTTTCGAATTATAACATGCCTTGACAAAAATCGCAATTGTGTTATAATATGGAATACAAGAGGATAATAATAATGAACGATTTCTTGCAGCTTGACCTTGAAGCCACAGAATGTATAATCAATTCAGCTGAAGCAGAGGATGTAGTGATTCTGAACGAGCACTACAGACGTCTACTTGAAGAGTTACCAGAAGGAGAACAGCGAACTAGGTATGTTGTGCTGTCTCGCAAGACCAAAGAACGAATGAATGAGCTACGTGTAACATGGAATACAGACTTTACACCTTCGGACACTTTCAACTAAGTTCGATCCAGCAAGGCATCCAAGCCGGTCATGCTGCGGTTCGTCTTGTAGACTCGTATCGTTATCCACAGATGGATTTTGGTGATGAGGAAGAATATCGCAAGATGTGCGATATGGTTCACGAATGGGTAACCAAGCACGAAACGTTTGTGTGCAAGAATGGCGGCAACTCTGAGAGTCTTGCAGAGATTCAAGCGTTTCTCAGTAGACCGGATAGCACTTACCCCTGGGCATCCTTTTATGAATCTGAAGAAGCTATGCAAGGACTGCTCACTTGTCTTGCTGTGATCCTGCCCAGCAAGATTTACGAAGACGGAATCAAATATATCAAGGACCGATCCATTGTGTGGAACAAGGATCGAAAAACAGGTGAAGTAATTTTTACTCACGACAACTCCTTTGAAGTTGTAGACACATTTACTGACTTCGAGTTCGAAGCGCTTCGTCTAGTACAGATGCCTTTGGCGAGATAATTATGACAGTAGGATACAAGATCAAAAACTCCGATGGCCTCTATTCTAACGGTGGCCTGTTTCCGGTCTTTAACCGAACTGGAAAAATCTGGCCAACACACGACAGATTAATGAAGCATCTCAAGCTATTTCGCCGGCACAAAGATCGTCGTAAGGAATATGACGATTGTGTAATAGTCGAAGTCGACTACGACGAACGACCCAGCGACATCGATCTTAGAGAAATTTTCAAAGAACTAGATCGAGACGAAGTTGCAGCAAAACTAAGAGGCAATCCATACTGGTAGTGTTGTGAATTCGCTTAATAATAAAAATAAAAAGGAAAAATATGAGCACCCAGAGTCAAAAAGGCTGGGACGAATTCTTTATTCGTCAGGCCATGTTAGTTGCAGAAAAATCTAAAGACCCCAGTACCAAAGTCGGCTGTGTGATTGTAGGGCCAGACAAAGAAGTTCGAAGCCTAGGCTTCAACGGATTTCCTCGTGGTGTCAGAGAAATGGCGCTAGTTGACGGACTTGAAGAAATTGAATTAAACGTTGGGGGTATTACCACAGACGGTTCAATACCTCAGGCCAAACCCATCAAGATCGAGACTGTTGTGGAAAGTGAAACAGAAGTCGATCCTGAGCGCTGGAGCAGAGAGGGCGGAGTAAAATACAAGTGGGTAGAACACGCCGAAAGAAACGCAGTCTATAATGCTGCAAGAGTCGGCGTTAGTCTCAAGGGATGTACTGCTTACTTGAACTGGGAACCCATTCCCTGTGCAGATTGCACCAGAGCATTTATTCAAGCAGGCATAATTGAAATCGTAGGACCTAATATTCCCTTTGCTGGCAAAGGTACAGGCACTCATTATCACTTAGATGACTGTGTTACCACAATGATTGATGAAGCTAGAGTAACCGTCAGAACGGTTGAGTGGGAAGATTGACAAAATCTTATCAAAACAGTAAACTGGGCATTATTTTTAACGGTACTTGATAATGGGAAGTTGGAACCAAACCTGTGCACTGAGTAATCTTCCGATTTTTGCCGAAGAGGATGTGGTTTGCATTTTCATCGGACACGAAGAAGGTAACTTTGAATTTCGTTATGCCGCTCCCTTCGCAATGTATTGCTTGGGAAAATACGACGACTATGGTCTAGTGCACAGTCCTACAGGTCTTACCGTAGAGCCCATACTGAACATTCTACGCAAAAACGCTCTGCCCCAGGAAGAAATACTGTCCGAGAGTGGATATGTTACTGCTCCAGAGCTGAATCCTAAAACTGCGACCTGGGACGAGTTCATGCAAGCCGATCAAGACGATCGTCTTCTCTACAAGACCAACACACGGAGTCGCCCTGACGAGTACAGAATTCATCATATTCAGATCAGAAAAGATGTTTTCGATGATGTGATGTCAGAACAACGAGTAGAGCTCAGAAAAGAAAACGAAGACTGGGGTGTGACTAAAACTGTAGCAGACGTAATGGAAGACTTCGATGAGTATTTTGAAGGAAAGATAATTAATCCTCTTGGTTCTCATCTGGGATTTACCCACCAAAAGAATTATCTAGTAGATCTATTTGCTTTTCGCCGACTCGGTTTAGTGTTGACCGAAGGTCATCCTGAAGTCGTTTTAATGAATATGGAACGAGATGGTAAGACAAAGGATCAGTGTCGAGAAGTAATGCAAAACATGGTAGAGATGGAATTCCTTAACGCTTTCTATCGCCAAATTCACCGGACCTGGGTACTGCCCGGTCACGCTGGCCAAGAAGGTGATGTCAATGCTCATTTCAGGTTAGCATCAATCATGATTAATCGTGGCGAGGAAATTGCCAGTCGGTGGGACGACGAATACTATTAACAAACAACAATCCAATAATAATAAGAGAGACCTATGGAAAACGAAGCAAGACAATTTATGGCAAACTATTCTCGGTTTGTCGATACTGTAACCAGTGACGAAAGCAAAGACATCGAGACGTTTATCGATCGTGTGAGAGAATTACATGCTGCAGGAATCAACGTTCCAAGATACTTAACAGGCGGCGTGGGACTTGCAAGCGAATCTGGCGAATTCGACGAAGTTCTCAAGAAAATGCTATTCCAGGGTAAGCCGGTCAACGACGAAAACATTTTTCACCTCAAGCGCGAATTAGGTGACATTATCTGGTATTGGGCACAGGCATGTATGGCCTTGAACATTGATCCAGTAGATGTTATCCTAGAGAACATTGAGAAGCTGAAGGCTCGTTACCCAGGTGGAGAGTTTGATGCATTTTATTCGGAGAACCGTAAAGACGGCGACCTGTGATTAGGAGACGTAACAGAAAAGTTAATCCTAGAACAGGAATGCCTATTAACCAGCCTCATAGGACCAAAAGAAGAATGAGCGACGATTACGAAAGTTTCCATGCTGTTGCAGGCTCACAAGCAGAAGATTCTTGTGAAGTAGCACCATGCGTAGAGGATGATCCCACCATTAGCGAATACGATATGACCAAAAACACAGGTCGTATGTGGTCCGCTCAGGGTGAAAACTATGCGGCTTGTGAAAGGGCAGTAGACAATCTGCCTCCTGGCCAGTACATTGTGCAGTGGAATCAAAACATCGGTTACTACTTTACCAAGAAGCAGGTGAACCTGGATTCTCTCATCGAACTTCCAGACGGTAGCACTGAGAGGGTACTAGAAGGCATCGCTGAATTCTGGAAAAGAGAACAGTACTTCCGAGACTTCGGTTTCCTCTGGAAAAGGGGTGTGCTGCTGTATGGCCCGCCCGGCTCTGGTAAAACTTCATGTGTGCAAAGACTGAGTCAGCAAATCGTTAACCTGGGAGGTATATCCATATATTGCTCCAGACCAGATTATGATGCAGAAGGTCTGCGTATCCTTCGCACCATTGAGCCCAGTCGTCCAATCGTAATGATCATGGAAGACATTGACTCAATTGTGACCACATGGGGCGAAAGCGATATCCTTGCCATGCTGGATGGCGAATTGCAAGTAGACAACATTGTGTTTGTCGCTACAACTAACTATCCGGAAAAGCTGGACAAGCGCATAACCAGTCGCCCAAGCCGCTTTGATGAAGTCATTCACGTTGGTATGCCGGACGAGCTGTGTCGCCGTGTGTTCCTAACTGCTAAACACAGCAAGCTGGTCGAGGATCCGGACAAACTGGATCTGTGGGTTGAATCAACTGAAGGCTTCTCTGTAGCACACATGAAGGAACTGATTGTGAGTGTAGAGTGCCTAGGCAAAGATTTTGACGAAACTGTGAAAAGGCTTAAGTCTATGATTAACACTAAGCCGGCCTCTACGGATTCGGAAAGGAAAATCGGCATCGGTAACTCGTAATGACTTCTTATCGAGACACAATAAAGATTGGCTTAGGAAATTCTCGTGCAAGAGACTTCCTGAGCTATCTTCTTTACGGAATCGATCTTGAGCTTCGCGCATTTTCAGTCAACAAGAAATGCAAGACAGACATCAAGACAGTTCCGGTGTACTCACACGACCTTGCAAAACTGATGCTTGAAATGGACCCAACGTCCAGGTATGAATACGCAGAAGCACTGTGTGACACTTCTCCTCATCACGCCTGGGACTCATGGTACAGAAGAAAAAGAAAGAGTCTAAAAACAGAGAAAGTTCCTGATCCTTCATATGTTGTTAAGCCAGAGTTTATCGAAGAAGACCTTTACATGTGGTGCCACGGAGACTTTCTGTTCGAAGTAGAAAAGACCAAAAATCACATCACGTATGATCTTTTCGGATTTAACGGTCTGCACGATCTCGCAATGAGAAGATTTGCCAAAGACAATTTCAGTCGCTATCGTATACGTGAGTCCAGACAACAGCAATTTGCTAACCAGAAAATTACCAAGAAGCCTAAAGAAATCAGGATCGAAACTAGCGATGTGCTGTTTATGACACTGATCGGAAAGCGAGTTAGCGCCGATGAAATGCTAGAAAGAGAGCGTCCTATCAGGTATTAGTGTTCACTAATATCCACAAAATATTTCCTTGCACATAAATAAGGTGTTTGCTATATTATACACTAAGAGGAAATAGTTATGTCAAATATCAACATCATTCAGTCATCGAACGCATTGGTTAAGATGTGGACCAAGGGTGTCCCTGTGGAATCAGCCGCAATGGATCAGCTGCGAGATATCGCCAGCCTGCCCTTTATTCACAAGCATGTTGCAGTGATGCCTGATGTACACCTAGGCAAAGGTGCAACAGTAGGATCTGTGATTGCAACCAAAGGCGCAATCATTCCTTCCGCGGTGGGTGTTGATATTGGCTGTGGCATGAACGCCCTGCGTTTGAGCCTGACTGCTGATGACCTCCCAGATTCCCTTCATAACGTTCGAAATTCTGTCGAGCGCATGATTCCTGTTGGACAAGCTGAGCACACTCGCTCAAGCCTGGGGCACCGTGATCACCGTGACACAGTGAAAATGCTGAACAATCAGAACAAGCAGATCAAATCTGGCTGGGAACGTTTGGTAGCACGTACACCTGCACTCGAGCACACTGTTCGAAACCCTGACGACAAAATTTATCACCAGGTCGGTACACTTGGCGGAGGTAACCACTTCGTTGAGTTGTGCTTGGACGAGAACAACGATGTGTGGGTAATGCTGCATTCTGGATCACGTGGCATCGGCAACGGCATTGGTCGCTACTTTATTGAAGCAGCCAAAGAGTACTGTGAACGACATTTCATTCAGTTGCCAAACCGTGACCTCGGTTACTTGGTGCAGGGCACCGAGCCATACGATGCTTACGTCGAAGCAGTGGGCTGGGCACAGGATTACGCTCGTCGTAACCGTCAGGCCATGATGGAACTGGCATTGGTAGCACTTCGTCGCCATTTGCCACAGTTCACTATCACCAAAGAAGCAATCAACTGTCACCACAACTATGTGGAGATGGAGAACCACTTTGGTGCAAATGTGCATGTGACTCGTAAAGGTGCAGTACGTGCTCGTTTCGGTGACTACGGAATCATTCCTGGCTCAATGGGTGCGAAGTCATACATTGTGCGAGGCAAAGGCAACGCAGATTCATTCTGTTCATGCTCACACGGTGCAGGTCGTACCATGAGCCGTTCAAAGGCCAAGCAGGCATTTACTGTGGAAGACCACGAACGTGCGACACAGGGCGTTGAGTGCCGTAAAGACATTGGCGTGCTCGACGAGACACCGGGTGCATACAAAGATATCGATGCGGTAATGGCAGCACAAACTGACCTCGTGGATGTTGTGCACACTCTCAAGCAAGTAATGTGCGTAAAAGGGTAAACTTATGTTTCACTGGAACACTGACAAGATTGCAAACGACTTGGCTGCGCTGAGCACAGTCAACGCAGTCGAGGCCACTACAAAAGGAGGCGATGTTGATACCACCAATCTCATCGTTTCTGCTGTAGGGTCCACCACACAGTTCTACATCTGTGGTTTTGTGACCTGGGACAACGCCAATGGTCAGCCCGGCGAAATTGATATGTCACAGGCTGACGACTGCGACGTAGAGATGATTCACCTTACCGACGGTGAGTGTGGTTCTGGAGGGTTGAACTCGAAGTGCAGAAATGCATCACAGTGTTACATTGACCTCAGGCAGTATTTTGTGGATCAGGGCGCAGAAGTAGTCGAGCGTATTGACGATTATTTCTAGATGGACGACACCCATCGAAAAGTTCCGATAGAACACGCAGCCACTAACAAGGTGATACAGAACCTAATCAGGCACTACGAAAGAATTGGCGGAGTTCCAGAATCCATCAAGCGCAATCATCCTGAAGCGGCCAAATACATCGAACATCAAATATTAGTGAGGAAACTGAAAGGTGAAAGCGAAAATTAGTTTAGCGCTATACATTGTGTTTCTGGTCGCGGCCAATGTTGCATTCTATGCTTGGTTAGATTACGAACCCTATCATGAAGGTCCGTATGATGTGTGCACCCGCGATGACGATATTCATGTGTGCAGATTTGACGAAGCGGGCGAAGTCGAGAATGTTAGTGGAAGCACTTATTTTACGATAACCACAGCTCGATGGAAAGCCAACGAATTGAATCGTTATGTGTTCATGCATTACAACAAGCACCTCTGGAAACCAGTGGCAGATTAAGTGACTATCAGTGTAGTCAATAAGAGCACAATGGGCGAACGTCCCGAAGGAACAGTTCGCTTTTATGTCGGCAGACCTGCACTTCTAGGAAATCCTTTTCGCATCGGCGAACACGGCGATCGCGACGAAGTGATAGAACAGCATCGAGTGTGGTTCGAGGAAAACGCCGATCGAGAACCATTCAGCCGTGCAATCAATCGCCTCATAGAAGTAGCACAAGACCATGACATCGAACTGGTGTGCTGGTGCAGCCCAGAGCCCTGCCATGCAGAAACAATAGCAGAATACGTTAGAACAAGGATGGAGCAATAACATGGTAGAAATCGGACAAGAAGTTGTCATTCGAGGCAACAAATGGAAAGTCATCGAAATATACCCAGAGATTAATCGCTTCAAAAGCGAGAGCTTTCATCCAGACGGACACCGCTACACCACAGTTGAGGACATTCCAGGAGACCAAAATGGCAAAGCCGGAAATTGACAGCTTTCAAGAACTGCTCGAACAAGAGCTGTATAATGCCGTTCATTCGAAGGGTCAGCACATGACCACTACAGAATGGGCAATGAATCAGCGCATGGAGATTATTGTAAAGCTGCTGGTCAAAATTGCAGATCGTGTTGCATACGTTCCCATTGACAGTTTGCTTCAGGACATCGACGATGCAATCACAAGAATCGAAAACGAAATGGCCCTAGAAGAAGACGATGAGTGAACTGCTAGAGTTTATTCATAGGGATTTTCCTTTTCTCTATTACGTTATTCGCTTGCTTTCGGTAGCAGTATCAATCGGCGGAATGTTCTATGCTTTCTGGTTCATGCACACCGTAGAGAACGATGAGTGGTATGCAGTTCCCACACTAGTTGTAATTTTAATAATATCTTTGTGGTGCTTTATGTGGGGAGTATTCTTCGCCGAAGACTGAAAATTTCCAAGTAGAGATAAATAGTTGCTGTTATAACACTTTACTCTACTTTGGAGAAATTTCATGAAATATCTATCATTCATAGCAATTTTCAGTCTTGTGCTTTTGACTGGATGCAAGAATGCGCACCAGGTAACAAAGACTGCTGAAGCAAACGTATTCAACGGTCTTCACGCTACACTGGGCGTCTACTGCCTACTACCAGAGACCATCCGTGAACAGGAAATCCAAGAACTGTCGCGCGACCTATGGCAGAGAGGCTACAACGAAGACGGATCCGAAGCTTTTGTATTCTGGCTACACTGCCCAGGCACATTCACAGTTGATTGGGACGCAGATATCTTCGAAGATCTTCCACCAATTAACACTGAGTTCTTGAAGGACACAGGATGGGAGCCAGGTGAGTGCCCAACTGAATGGTCTGACTACGGTTGCCCAGAAGCTGCCCTAGAAGCTCGTAAAGCAGAGCGCCGTGCGCTAGAAGCTGCAAAGAAAGAAGCAGAAGCTGCGAAGAAAGAAGCACAAGAAAAAGCAGATCGTATCACTGCTGACAATATTGTTGAAGCTGAGAAGGACAAAGCACAGCAATAACTTCATCTTGACATAACTCAGCCCTCGTTGTAATATCACAATACGCGAGGGCTTTTTTATGTTTGTCGAATCTGCAATTAAAACTTTTTATGTGGACTTCACTGCTGTTGCCAAGGGCGACGGGCACTGGGATATGAAAGAAGGCACAGAAGTCACTTTTCATACAGTCGATGTAGAAATCCGCCGATATGACGGCGAAGAATGGTCAGCAGAAATCAGCTGGTACCATGACCGCGACGCTGGCCAGTTTGGTCTTTGTTATACTGACACCGGCATCGAAGGTGCAGTACGAGAATTTGTTTCTAATCATCCAGAGCTGTCTAAATGGATCAAAGCCGATCAGGGCGGAGGATCTACTTCCGGCTGGCAAGATCGATTTTTATTCAGCACTGAGTGGGATACCGAACAACCCAAAGGGTTCAGTGATCTTGAAAAAGAAGGCTGGACCTGTAGCATCGAAAAATGAGGTGAACTTATGAAGATTTCTGTAACTATTGACGGCGTAACATCCGAGACCGAAATGGAAGACACCGTTGCTCGTTTTCCGAAAGCCGACGGGACGTTTGCAAACGGCTGTGTTCGCCGGCCTCTTGTAGAGCTAGCAGTATCGAGTCTGATGTCTAATGTACTCGACACTCACCGCAGACTTTCACTGCAAGACTCCGACAGAAAAAGATACAAGGAAGCAGCCGAAAGTAAATGAAAGACTGCTGCGAACAAAAAGTCGAAATAGGAAACTGGATTACAGTTGTTTCGGCGAGTACGCGATTTGAAAATACTTTCCTCTTTGGGAAGGTAAGGAAAATATCAAAAAGCAGTGAGTGCGTAAAGGCTTATTTTCTAGAATCTCCGAGAGAAACATCGATGTGGTGGAGCCATGCAGAAATTTTAAAAATTACCGGAGATCTAGTACATACACTGGAGATGCAACATGGTGCTCTCCTTACTGCAAAAATACTGGCAGGTTCCAATGTCTGAACCGAAAAGAGATTTAATCGAGCAAATCCTCGAAGAAGGGGATTGGGTAGTCTCTAACCTCGGAAAGTACGGTGACCTTGCGGTAGGTAAAATCATACGTATCAGCGAAAAGAAAATTCGAATAGAGTGGCTTGAGCGTCCCACGGGCATGGGTGCTAGCACACTTCGTTATCCGAGACAGGTCGTGAAACTGCACAATGCAGATGAAGCAATTACTGCATATCTCTTGAGGAAAACCAGATGAAGGATATTGCTGGCCGGCCACTCGCTGTCGGGAACTGGGTTGCCGTCGCAAGACGTAATTCAAGATGGACAGACAAAGATGATCCTATGCTCACCATAGGAAAAATACTTACTGATCCAGACGAAAAGACAGGAATCATCGAGGTAGAAATTCAAAACCCAGCCGTAAGCATGTCTGTTGTTCAGCCATTTTATCCCCATGATGCTGTGTATATTTCCGAACAAGATGCACTGGTTGCTCGACTGTGCAACCGAAAATAAAGGACTATTAACCCTTGATCGAAGAAGCAAGAGACCTAGCAGGCAATCTGCTCGAGGAGGGCGACTATGTTATCTACATCGACGGTCTAACAAATGATCTCCGACTCGGTCAGGTAAGAAGTGCAGAAGACGACGTAGCTTGGGTTCATCCGGTCGGCCAATCAGGGTTTCTCCGCACAGGCGCAAGTATGCACCAATCCTACAACACCTTTAAAATTGATCCAGCTACTGCATTGATTGCAAAGCTCAAATCACGCAGTTGACAAACCGAAAATTTGTGTGCTACTATTACACACAAGCTAAATACAGTTGAGCAGGATAGACCAGCTCACTACAAATTTAATCGAGGAGTTCGATTATGTCGCAAAAGCCATACAGTCTGGCGGTCGTTATTGGACGATTCCAGCCTTTCCACCTAGGACACATGTCCTTGATCGAAAAAGCCTACAGCCAAGCAGACGAAGTCTTGGTACTGGTAGGATCCGCAGATCAACCACGCACCCCAAAGAATCCATTTACGTTTGATGAACGCAAGCAGATGATTGAGATCGCTGTTCGTGATCACATGGACAGGTTCAATCCGAATTTGGGCCTTCACATCCGCCCTGCTCGTGACTTTCTCTACGAAGACAACAAGTGGGTCACCCAGGTACAAACTGCAATCACTCGTTGTGTAGGTTTCAACAACCTAGAGGACAGTGTTGTTATCGTCGGGCACGAAAAGGACGAAAGCACGTTTTACCTTCGTTGGTTTCCGAGCTACGATTTTCTGGACTCGGGCAAGTTCATCGAAGTGGGCGAGCACCCGATCGACGCTACCCAGATTCGCCAGCTGATGTTTGAAAACAAGATCACGTTTGTGCGCAGTGTAATGCCCAGGGTAGTGTTTGACTGGATCTTGGAGAATAGATACGACACTGGCGAGTGGAAACGAATTGTCGAAGAGTATCAGTTCATACGCAAGTATCAAGAACAGTGGAAAGACAGTCCTTACCCTGTCACGCTGAATACTGTAGACGCCGTTGTCCTGCAAGGCGGTCATGTGTTGCTGATTCGACGCAAGGCTGCGCCGGGCAAAGGTCTGTGGGCACTGCCTGGTGGTTACATTGACCCGAACGAAACTGGGCGTGTGAGTTGCTTGCGCGAGCTGCGCGAAGAGACCAAGCTGAAAGTTCCGCCCAAGGTCCTAGACGCAAACATCACTCACAGCCAGGTGTTTGATCATCCCAACAGAAGCCTGCGTGGTAGAACAATCACGCAAGCATTCCTCATTGAACTGCCTGGACCCGACGACGGCAAGCTGCCTGTGGTCAAAGGTGCAGATGATGCAGCCGAAGCTAAGTGGTTCCCAATCAGTACTGCACTGGATATGCCGGAGTTGATTTTTGAAGATCACCACAGTATAATATCCATGTTGACAGCGAGGGCAAAGTAATGAACTCACGAAACATGGTTCGCACACGACTTGGCGCACCCGGAGGCAGACTCAAAGTCATTATGCCTGGCTGCAAAAAGAGCCCTGACAAATTGTGCAAGGCGGTTGTTAACGAAAGAGCAAAAGCCTTTCGTAGCCTGCACTGCCCCAAATGTGGCAAATTTTTGGACGTCACCGGAGGCTAAGCAATGAGCAAGAATCGAGAGTTTCAGAAGATGATTGCTAACATGGACACCGAAGATTCCACCGAGTTGGCGTCTGTTCTAATCAGCACTCTAATGCAGCGAGCTGAATCTAAAGTGGCACGAGCACTTGAACTTAAAGTGTATGCACAAGAGAAATTCAGTCAGCGCAAAAGTGCAATTGATTCTTCACGTCGTGTTTGGGACGAAAATGCAGACGTGATGTTTGACCTGGCAGATCTCGTGCTAGACAAATTCAAGTCTGGCAACAGTGTTGAAGTCGAGCGTATCACAATACGCCGCTCCGATGTCGAAGAATTTTTGAAGAGGATGGGCAAGTAATGTTTAAGAAAGGATTTGAAACCAGGCTGTTTATCCCTCACTGCAACCTGAAGTTCGAGACCACCCAGGATTGCACAGTGAAGCTGTTCTGGGATTGGCCCGCTACTGCTGGTAACCAGCATGTGATTGTTGCCAAGGGCCTGATTAATGTGGTAAAGAAGCAGCGCATGGGCGCAAAACTGAAGCCACAGTATGCAGGCATTCACCCGGCAAAAGGCGTCGATCTTCCCGAGGAGGCGTGGGAGCCGGTTCCATTGAACGGCTACGACGAGACTTATTTTTACCCGAACGGCGATCAGCTTAATTACCGAGATCGCGCCAGCTTCGATGTCACCATCCCTGCAAACACACAGTTCTCTGTATCCAAGCTGTATGTTCGCAATGGTGGCTGGGGCGAGGACTGCATTAACCTGCAGATCCTCAAGTGTCCGGATCCGGACTTCAAGATCAAGAGTCGTCTTTCGATTAAACTTGCAGAAGCATACGCTCTGCATATTCGCTTACTTGAATCAGTTCACCCTGCAGAACAGTACTGATAGGAGGTACACAATGACTGCAATCGTAGATCACATCGAAGCTGTAACTGAAAAATTCCCTGGGCGGTTTGATAACCTTTGGGAGTTTGTGTACGTACCTGACCAGAACGACGAAGTACAGCTGGCCAACCTCAGGAAAGCTGATGGCGCTGTCGAGCTCGTGTACAACAAGGAAGCAGTTACCGACGAACTGTGGCCTGGCGTACTGGCGTTCCTGTCGATGATGCATTCTTCGGGCACGTTCGATCGGGCAATTGAAAACGACCTGTGCGAAAAGACGCACCTGAATCTTGCATTCCAGTGCAAGGCAATTCCGGAACTGAAGGAATTGGGTTTTGATTTCCTCGAAGCGGCCGAACTCGGTAACTTGGTCCCCGACAGCAAGAACAAGACCACCGAAGAAATTTACCAGGAGCTCTGCGAGCGAGAAGAGGTCGAGTATGACTGACAAGATACTGCAAACGGAAGAGACTTTTCGCAATCTACTGAGCAGAGTCGAGTGCCACATTTTCGAAGAGCCATTCGAATTTGTGATACGTGAACGCAACGGTGACTTCGCGTTACAGATTCAGTTCGATGCGGAAGACAACGAAGCTGATCCTCTCGACTGTGGCATCGGCGAGATGACAAGGCAGTACTGCCGACTGTGGCCGCTCCAGGTTACGATGACCGATACCGAGGTGATCCGCACTGCCTACAAAGCTGCCCAGGCAGCAGCAGGTCATGAACTAGACGAAAAGTTCAAATTCGATGGTATTGACGTATACAACCCGCACACCAACATTCATCGTCTGGCCAGTCTGCAGAAAGAGTCTGGCATACATGATGTTCGTGTACCGGAAGACACGCCGACTTTTGTTCGTGCCAGTGAGCCTGCATTGAAGTACGAGTATTTCATTCCGGTCAGCTCGTCGGAAGAGCTGGACCGATTTGTTGAAATCTGTGCAAGCAAGGATTACACGGTGCACCGTGATCGTGGAGGTTGGAGAGAGAACCATATCCCCAATGTCCGTCCGGGCCTGGAGTTTAAGGTGCCTGCAGAGGCCACAGAGTTCTTGACTGAATATTCTCCAGATGCTACAATAGAGGTAAGATCAAAGCGGTAAGAGCCATGCAGGATATTGTAACTTACATACCAGGATTTATCCAGAGCGAAGCAGCAACTCGTCTGTTCCGCTTGCTCAAGCACGATACTCCCTGGAACCATGTTCGTTATCAGAAGCCATGGGGCACTGTGTTCACGCCCAGGCTAACTAACTGCTACGGTTACCACGACGACAATCCTGAGACAGTGAGCGGAGTTGATCCTCGCGCTATCCCGGACTACCTGCAAGAGCTTATGGACTCAGTCACGGAGCAGATCAGCGCAGCATTCAACTATGTACTGATGAGCTACTACCGCGATGGTCGCGACAGCATCAGCTGGCATTCCGATGATGAAAAGTTTCTGGGTCCAGAGCCCACAATTGCTAGCATCAGCCTAGGCGGCGAACGACGCTTCCTGCTTCGCAACAAGGAAACACGCGAGAAGCAAGAATTTCAACTGGGCCACGGTGACCTGTTAGTCATGCACGGTCGGTGCCAGGCGGATTGGGAACACCATGTACCCAAAACTGCAAAGGCAGTTGATCCGCGCATCAACCTAACTTTCCGCAATGCGCAGAATATTGCAGGCAGCAAAAATTACTACCACTACAACGTCGGTGTTAACATGGAGGCACACGATGCATAAGTTCGGTTTCGTCTTTGAGTTCACTTCCGATTCGGAAGACAGCGAACAGATTAACGTGCGAACTGTTTGCTTTACGATCGGTGCCAAGAATCGCGAGGAAGCGCTTCGGCTACGCGATCTAGCATACGGCGAAGATCCAGATCTCGATGACTTCATTCGGAAGAGCGAAGAGAAGTATGGCATACACGATGTGTGCTGCGGTGACCCGATGGCAATAGGATACAGTTCCTATGAGATCGAGGACCTGGACACACAGACGCAGGTAATTCACGACATACGTAACTGGTTCCGCTTCGCTGGTTACGAGCTTGGCAACGTCCTTGACATGCACCACACCAGTGGTAGCGATTTCGACCCGATCGAAAAGTTCGCTAGCGAAAACCTGAGCGAAGAAGATATCGCTCTCACAGAAGAACTGTACTGGTCATTCAACTATGGCTGAACAAGAATACATACCGTGCCCATGCTGTCCTCCACCCGAAAAGAAGGAGAGAAACTGGGTCGAAGAATTTGGTGATGCAATAGGCTGTGCAGAACGAGCACTGACTGTTGCACAAGAGAAAGAAAAGTCCGCTGGATAGACCGGCGGCAAATAACCGTCAATAGAGGAGTTCTATTATGACAACTGTAAACTCAAATGGCATTCTTGCCGCAATTCGTGAAAACTACGGTATCGCAGGTGATACTGACAGTTATAAACTGACCCACATTCCGCAGTACCTCAAGGGTGCGAAGCGCATGATCTCCTACGGCGAGAGCCGAGGCGGAAAACATGATTTCGTTCTGTGGTTTGGTATGCAGATGCTGCTCAAGGAATTTTTCTTGCAGCGCCTGACACACCCGCAGGTGGACAACATCATCCAGTTCCAGCGAGCACACCTGATGGAGAACGTCACTGACGATCTGGAAATTGCGCTCCGTGCTGTGGTTGAGGACTACGACGGCAAATGGCCGATCCGTGTTCGCGCTGCAAAAGAAGGCAGCATCATTCCGGTCAAGAATGTGCTGTTCACAATCGAAAGCACAGTAGACGATCCTCGTGTGTTCAGCATCGTGAGCTACTTCGAGGCCAAGCTGCTTCGTGTGTGGAGCCCGACCACTGTGGCAACAGAGAGCTACGCGATCCGCGAAATCATCCTGGAAGGTCTGCGTCGTTCTGCAGACGATCCTTACGCGGAGATTCCGTTCAAGCTACACGACTTCGGCTCACGTGGTATTTCTTCAAGTGAAGGTGCTGCATTTGCTGGCGCAGGTCACCTGGTCAGCTTCCTGGGCAGTGACACTACCATTGCGGTGCTGGCAGCAAACCTTGCATACAACTGCGAGATGAGCGCATTCTCCATTCCGGCTTCTGAGCACAGCACCACTACTATGCACGGCCCGGACGGCGAACCTCAACTGCTGGAACAGATGTTCGATGCTTACGCAAAAGATGGTGCAATTTTTGCAACAGTGATCGACAGCTACGACTGGATGCGATTCATCCGCGAGATTGCACCCAAGTTCAAGCAGCGTCTGGAAGACAGTGGTGCAACCTGGGTATTCCGTCCGGACTCAGGCGATCCGATTGCTACTCCGGTGCAGGTTGTTCGCGAACTGGACAAGGTGTTTGGGCACACCGTGAACAGCAAAGGCTACAAGGTGCTGAACAATGTGCGCGTGATCCAGGGCGATGGCATTGACATCCACGATGTCTACGCAATCGTGATGAGCTTGGTCGACGAAAAGTGGAGCATCTCGAACATCGCGTTCGGCATGGGCGGTGGACTTCTGCAAAAGAACAACCGTGACACTCAGAAGTTTGCGGTCAAGTGCTGTGCAGTACTGGACGGCGATGATTGGGTTGAAGTGTTCAAGGCACCTGCTGTGTACGATCCCAATACCTGGGAAAAGGACGAGCAGGCCAGCAGCTTCAAGGCCAGCAAAAAGGGCCGACTTGAGCTGATGTATAACACTCAAACCGGTGCATACGAAACCATGACCACAGAAGTTGCTCAAGAGTACGTAAGTAAGTTCGGCTGGGAATATGCACTCGAAACCGTGTACGAAAACGGCGAGATGGTCAAAGAGACCACCATGGATGAAGTACGAAAGAACGCTGGAATTATTTAGCTGTTGACAGCTAGCTAGTAACCAGTATACTAAAGGGCGGAACTAACAAGTTTCGCCCTTTTTTAGTGACATAAAAATGAAAACACACACTACCGACGAAGACAAGCACCTAGCTATTGCAATAATCGAGAGATCGAAGTACCATCCTTGGCTACATGGATTTACGCTTCGCTTTCGCAATAATCAGAAGAGAAGAGAAACCATTCTTTTCACTTCGTTTATTCACAAGCTAAGGAAGCAGCATTCCTACAATGGCCTAGTAAGAGATCTGGCATTGGCTGGGGCCCCTCTTATTCGCCCTCGTTCTATGACTTGGTCGAATTGGTCGCTTACTCTTGAGTCGTGGATTACGCCTGAGGGAATAGACGAAATGATAAGAAAAAGAAAGCACAACCCTGTAGAAGCAGCACTAAGGAAAGCACTGGACTATCCCACACTGCTAGAACTGTTTAAAAAGGAACCACAGTATTTTGACATTGCGGCTCTGGCTGCAGAAGATCGTGCTCTGTTACTTCGCAGCAACTTTTCTAGATTTGAGGAGTCGTGCAATCCATCGAAATTGCCGGTCCACTTAAAAGCTGATCTGTTTGTTTCACATCAAAAGAAAATGATGAAACATATAGATTTCAACAAAATGACAAAATCGGCCATGTTTACAATTGCGTCGAGAAAACCTAGTTTCTTCAAGAAGTTTGATCTACCGCTTAACAAGGTAGACGAATACGGCTGGCATCACCTGCTTAAATTTGATTTTGCTTATTTTGCTCCGTTGTGTTTAGAGAACATCAGCAACATTAGCAATGCAAGCGGAGTTCGGAATTTAATGAAACAGAGGCCAGAGCTCATGAACATGATTACCATAGACCAAATGAGAGCGTCTAAGCTTAATGCAAAGCAATGGATATTGTTCGTGGGCAGCAAGGAATTTATCCGAATTGTTCGCCCACGTAAAGTAACACTATCGTTGCTACCGGAAACTAAAGACTGGCTTGAACAAGAGGCTATGGTCGAAGTACTTTCGGGCACTGAAAAATCTACAAAAAGACTAAAAGCAGCGTTAATGGAGATGAAAAAATGAAGCCAGTTTCGCTAGTATTCAAAAGCGTCGAAGGAGACTATGTTTGTCTCAAAGATGTGCTGTCCATACGCAAAGAAAAATTTCGTGATGAGCTGGGCACAGCGACAGAACTATCCTCTAGTGTTAGCACACCTGTAAACCCTCTATACTTGAGAACAGAGCATCAGATACACTTGATTGATTTGTCGGATTTGTTTAATATAGACAGTGCTGGTGTAGACAAACACAAAAGACGACATTTTGACGAGAGTATTGAAGATGAGGTCGAAAGGTACATTCTGGAAAAGTGGTGCGAACTTCGTTACGGCACTGACGCTTGGTAGCTTGTTTCTGTCTGCTTGTTCGAGCGACGATTCGTATGTTCCTAAAACTAATTCTCCTAAAACCAAATCCGAACTTCGTCGACTTGCGACCTACCCCAAAGACGCCAATGGCTGTTTCATATTAGACAACGGCGAAAGGTCTTGTCCTCCCGATCCAGCGACGCGACCCATAACACGACAGGCAGTTAATGCCAGTGGCGAAGTTGTAGTGCAGGTAGACTGGGAAAGAACTATCTGGAAAAAGTGCAACAAAGATGGTGTTTACATTTTTCAGCGTCAGGACCGAGAATACGAAATACAGTGTTACACCTATAAAAGGGAGATTGAAGAATGATCATCAATTTTGCTTCTTCTAGAGTCCGAGACAGAAACAAGGAAAGAAGAAAGATCGAAAGGCAGCGTGAGAAGCATACTACTCGTGTTGCTCGACGCATGGGATGGCAAACCGGTTTTGCTCTTTTCCCTGTTCGTATCAACGAAGAGACTGTGGTCTGGCTTCAAAAATATTCCTACCTGTGGAGAAACCCCGAAGACTTACATGATTTTTATCAACACCGAACTACTCCTCAAGATGCTGTTGCTAGAGAACTCAAATACGGCGGCATCGAGGAAGACCACTGGAGGATAAAAGAAGATCTGCCTGATTATAAAAAAGAGTGGTGGCAACTATGAATGTGGTAGGACATCTGCCTAAGACAGTAAACTGGACTGTAGCGGTCGATGACGACGGATTCATCATGAGCGGCGACCAGGGCTGGGGCGAACAAAAAGAGTTTGCCAAGAGACACGAAAAGTTACACATACCAGTCTTCCATGCAAGGCTGAGGTACAGCGAAGTATTCATGACTTCGACCAGCACATCAGTTTGGCTCACCCTTGAAAAAGATGCAGACGACGAAGAAAACACATTTGATAAACTGAAAGGTGTAACAGCCAAAGAAGTTTACTGCAACATAAGCAATTTTTTCATCATGTTCGAAATGATGCGTGACGGACACTACCAATTTCGAGACGGGTGTGTCGAAGGACTGTTTACCTGGGAAAAGTCAGGATCGCATGTTAGCGTTGCTCCTTACCGACCAGTGGCACACGGATCCATGATTCCGGAGGAGAAACTCGATGACTAACATTGTGGTAGACATAGAAGCAGATGGCCCTGTGCCAGGATTATACAGCATGGTAAGCTTCGGCGCTGTGATCGTGGAGCCAGGACTGAACAGAACTTTCTATGGGCAATGCTTGCCAATATCCGATCAATGGATTCCTGAAGCACTAGCAGTAAGCGGGCACAGTCGCGAAGAGTGCATGACTTTTCCTGAGTCAGAGAAGACCATGAAGGACTTTGCAGAGTGGCTGCTAAACAACAATCGAGGCAGGCCCATATTCTGGGCAGACAACAACGGCTTCGATTTTGCGTTTATCAACTACTATTTTCACCGATTTTTGGGTCAGAACCCATTCGGTTGGTCCAGCCATAATATCAACAGCTTATATAAGGGCATTAAGCGTAATCAGAGAGCGAATTTCCGCAAATATCGCAAGACCAAGCACACTCATCACCCAGTTGACGATGCAATAGGCAACGCAGAAGCAATGTTGGAGATGAAAACACGATATAACCTAAAGTTTGATTTTAGTTGACAGAATTCTACACAGCAGTGTAATGAACATAACCAGTAACACAGACGACAAGGACAACGAGATGTCAGGCGAATCAATTCACTGCGAATTTCAGATTACTATTCGTGACGAGCCTCACTTCAGGAAATTCATCAAGCACATGAATTTCTATGCCGGCCACGGCAAAGAAAACTGGACCTGTCCTCGTCCTGTGCTCAAACAGCTTCGAAAAGGCAAGACTCCTTCGATTCGTGTTGTTGTGTACAACACCAAGTTCGACGAGAGCCTGGTGTCTGCACTTGCGCTGATGTGACTCGAACTGTCAAGTTCTCGCTCGGAGGTTCTATGCTGAACCGAGATCCCATAGACGATATTATTCAAGGGCACTTTGAAGAATTTGCAAGAAAGGTTCCCGAGAAGTATATTATCGGATCGGACATTCATCGAGCACTGATATATACTTCACCTGGTATGACAACTCAGCGTGTGAGTTACTACGCCGATTATATCTTTGTTCCTTTCGAGCAAGGGTACACGGTTATAAAAGATCGTTCTCACGATGATGTGGCGGCCGGCGCTATACTGGAAGACATGCTCGGTGTCAAGATAGACAGATACATACCTGGTGGAAGATTATGCTTCACACGAGAAACGATGACAGCACTGAAGCTTAAAGGTCTGCATAGGTGAAGCAATGGATCGCAACCAAAAAGAAAGAATCATTCGGTCGAGCATTAATAAAAACACCCCAACGTACACAACATTAATTTCGACCGAAGGTCATTTTGTTGCCCTCGATAAAGTAGAATCAATCTTCTTGGATTTTATCGATGGAAAATCCGAAGAACAGGTTGCAGAAAAACTAAAGGGTGACCATGCGTCACTGATCACTCTAACTACAGATAGCGGAAGAACACATAAAGTTTCTATCAAGCAAAACAGTTTCATAATAGGATACAATCAGCTAGAAAAATCATTCGAAAGCTGGAACGAAAATGAAAAATCAGAATTTATGATGAAAGAATGTTACCAAGTTCTACAAGATTGGGCGCTAACGAGAGGCCACGGATGAAAGCGCTGGATCTAATTGACTCACTGTATGCCGATCATGTTCATTTGGGAGTTGAGCCGATCAGATACAGAGATTTGTGGATCAGTCCGTTCATATATGATGTCGATCACAACATCATTCCTTTGCAGCAGATTGTATCTCTGCACATTGTAGAATTCGATGAAAACGATAAGCTGATTGAAAAACTACAAGACAAAGACCACACGGTATTGCTGTCCTTTATTACCACAGACGGAGCATCACATCTGTCGTCTGCTCGCGACCTTGTTCGATACACTGCATACGATGATGAGTTCGAAGAAAGCGACAGAGAACAACAGAATCTATTAATGACCAAGTTGGTCCGTAGTCTTCTTGCACACTGGCACAAAGTGATTAAATAATGGCCGACGCACTAATGGCCGGGCAGTTTGTTCCTTCCGGCTGTGGATTTAAATTTGTGAGGATAAGGGATATAGTCGAAGACTATAACTCAATTTCACAATGCGTGAGGTTCATGGAAGTACGACAATGGTGTCGACGTCACTCACAGGGAACCTGGTGCTACACACCTTGCCCTAGCACTGTATATCTCAGCCAAAAAGATTGGCAAAAGATGCTGAGCAACAGAAGCAGATACCGTGCACACCTAAGCATTCGAGATAGCTATTTTGGTTTTCATGATGAATTCGATCTCACTGCTATGCGATTAGCACTGGGCGACGAAGGTATGAAACTGAAGCCAGTATATCCATCCAATACAAAATTCACTGTGTTCATTCGCGGTTTACCCGACGATTATGCAGTTGAAGAATTAGTTGACAATATTACCAATTAATGTTGTAATAGCTGCATGGGTTATGACGAAGAAGTAGAGATCGGACGGAAAGCAGCGATGCTGGTTATGCAGGCATTTGTGTCAGGCATGCTAGCCGTTGTATCCATCTACTTCGGCTTTTCCGGATATGACCCGATACTGTATCTAATCACAGGCGGCATTGGTATTGCTCTACTGATAGGATGCCTCCTAACTGTTTCATCCATCCTCAAGATTATGGGCATAGACTATGAAGACCTTCGCGAATAAAGGATTCACGCTGATTGAACTGATCATTGTGATTGCGATTATCGGCATTTTTGCCACGATAATCGCCCCGTTTATTTCCGGTGTGCTATCCGGGGAAGAATCTCGACCGAGAACAGAGTCTGTGCCTTATACTGGGATCGAAGCTGCACCGGGCCCTGGTCGCGTCGTGCAAGAAGATCACCTGAACAGGGTATCGGCCAACAGCACAGATGTATCGCGCTTTGCTGTACAGATAGAAATGGTAGTTGCTTGTTCGACCGGCTCATACTATGAGTTCGAAACAGATACCAAGCACTACAGAATCTACTGCCAATCACCCGTCGCAACGGACAAGTAATATGATTGAACATCGTGTCGGAGATATGTTAACTGGTGCAACCTCTGGATTTCTAGTTCACGGTTGCAACTGTCAGGGCAAGATGGGTTCCGGAATTGCCAAGCTGATTCGAGACAAGTGGCCGGTCGTGTTTGAGACCTACCACAACATCTGGGAAGAAGGTTACTGGGACGATTACAACGGTGTGCAACAGACACACCAGCTTGAGCTCGGTTCGACTCAGTTCGTCTACGTGAACGGCGGCCCTGGTGTCGATCTCTTTGGTCAAGAAGATAGCCTGCCCAGGAATCCCTTAGTTGTTGTGAACGCAATGACCCAACGCTACTATGCAGGACACCCAGACGATCCGAATGCTGAACGTTATGTCGATTACGAAGCTGTGGTTCGCTGCTTCACGGAAATCAATCGTGTTGGAGCAGAAAACCAAGCTGTCGAATCCGTTCTGCACTTTCCGTTGATTGGTGCAGGACTTGCACGAGGTAACTGGAAAATCATCGAGACCATTATCGACGAAACAGTTACCGACATGCACAAGGTGCTGTGGACGCTGGAGTAAAGATTTTCAACATGCACATGTTGTGCATTTAACCGACTCGCAAGAGTCATATCAACTAGGAGAGAACTATGTTCTTGATTATTTTGGGATTGATAATCCTTGTAGGTTACTTCGCGATCGGAAGGCGATTCTTGCCTGAGAGTGTGCGAAGTGGTGCAAGCGCTCTTGTCGGTATCCTCGGTTTTGCTATGGTCCTTGGCGGCGGCTGGACCGGTGCATTCTTTTATGCCGACCCGGGCTACAATTACCAAGTACGACTGATTACAGGTGAAGTGGTCGGCTACAACAGTCCGGGCTGGAAGCTCAAGTTGTTCGGTACTGTTGTGCCCTGGCGCAAGGCAATGAGTGTTGCTCATACTGTTCGTGTCGACGAAGAAGGTGAGGAGAGCTCGGCTTCAATTCTGCCCCCACATACCATTCGTATGTTGGACAGGGTAGATGGTAAAGTCAAACAGACTACTCGTTTCCGTCTGCCTGACGACCCCGAAACATTCCTGGCTCTGGCAGAGGAATATCGTACTCCGGATAACCTGCTGCGCACCGAACTGATTCCCACTGTGGAACAGGTAATCACTGCAAGCTCCTCATTGATGAGTGCAGAAGATTACTTTAACGGTAAGCGTAACGACTTCCAGCTGGACTACGACTACCAGATGCGCAATGGTATCTTTATTGTGCAGCGTGAAGAGATTCGCGCAGACGCAAGTACCCCGCGTACTGCAAGTGCTGATGCTAGCAAAGGCACTGACCAAGAAGAGTACGGAGACCAGGAGCAAACTTACTTCCGTGTTACCAAGCTGATGAACGAAGACGGGTCATTCAAGACTCGTAGTCATAACTACCAGCGCTTTGGTATCCAGGTAGTGGACGCGAAGATCACGGACTTTACTCCGAACCATGCGTTTATCCAGCGTATGGAGATGCAACAGAAAGCATCTGCGGATCGTTCGGTGGCACGTGAACAGCGTATCCAGGAAGAAGAGCAGAAGCAACTGGCTATTGTGCGAGGTGATCGCGAGATTGCTGAAGAACAGGCCAAGGTCAAGAAAGCTCAGATCAAGCGCACCACCGAAGCAGAGACTGAAAAGGCTCTGGCACTAATCGAAGCCGAGCGTGTGAAAGAGCAGGCGGAGATTCAACGTGAGGCTGCTGCTATTCAGCTGGAACGTGATAGACTGATTGCACAGTCCAAAGAGGTTCTGGCTGACGCTGACAAATACGAGCGTGAAGCACGTATTGAAGGTGACGGCGCGCTCCAGCAGAAATTGGATGCATGGGTCCGTGCACAAGAAGTGTGGGCTGAAGCATCTGCGAAACGTGCGGTGCCGACCAACGTAACAGTACTGGGCGGTGGCAATGGTGGAGGCGACGTACCGACTGGCGCCAATACTGAGATGCAGACGCTGAACCAGCTGATGAGCCTGAACCTGGCTCGCCAGCTCAACGTGGACACTACTATTACCGGACAAGGTAAGTAACTGACCTGAGAATAGCGGGGGTAAAACCCCGCTATTTTGTGACTGATTATGCGTATTTTTACCCTGATTTTAGTGCTTTTACTGACCAGTGCATGTAGCGACGATCCATATGTGCTGGTCAGTGAGTGCCCTGAAGAGAACCACAAAAAGCTGCAAGCATTTGTGGACAGTTGCACGCCGACAGGAAACACCCCACGCTATTGCTCGCACGAAGCAAAGAAGCTATTTTGTGAGCAGAAGTATATACGCAACCCCAACGTCAAACTGAAAAAGAAAGAGTATTGATGGACACAGAACAACTACAAGCAGACTTGAAATTTCTTCTCAGCTTCGCTCCGGCTCAGACACCAGACGAAGTTCCTTCTGACCTAGGCGCGATGTTTTACGTGACCAACAGTTATGAAGGTGATGTTGCGATTGCACAACACATCCAAGACATTCGTGAGCGTTACGGAATTACCCGTGACGATCTCGACGATTTAGAAATTGACGAAGAGGAACTGTGAACATGTTTGATTCAGGTGAGCCAGTACGCCAGGTTACTACCTACCAGAAAATTCGACCGATTCTTCCGGTTCGTCTTAAAGGCGGCGGCTGGAGAATCTTTTTGTCAACGTTCGTCTGCAAGGACTGGTCTGTGAGAGAAGGATCCAGTGCTGCAACTCTGTCTGAGGTTTACTACCTCAAGGAAGAAGACATCACCGCACTCAAGCTTCAATCACTGGGTGACGTAGTAAGCCGCGAAGAGATTCAGAAGTATTCCTAAGTGAACGTGGATTCGGTTGGCTTACTGCTGGACACAATTGAACACGCAATCTGGCAGCATGATAACGTGTTTGTTCCTTCGGGTGGTTCTGAACTCGAAAAAGAAAGGCACGGGTTTTACCACATAGCCATACGTATGCCCAGACAGTCGGGTCACACTCAAGCAGCGATAATGGCTGCTAGAAAATATCCAACTGGTGTTATTGTTACTGAAACAGAGAAAAACCGAAGGCTGGTAACAACAAGAGCGCCTGGGATACACGACAGAATAACAGACGTTCCTTCGTTGATTCGAGGTGATTCCAGATTCATATCACCCGAGTCACGAACATATTTCACTTTGAAAGGTGGCATTGAGTTCTTTATCTTTGACGGTCCGCTTGTGATAAGCCGAGATCGGCATCAGGAATTGATACACAGATATAAACCTAAATTGGTATTTTTCCTAGGTGATTGCTACGTAAACTAGATCACAATATTAGCGGGCCTGCTAAAAAACACAATAAATATGCAAGGAGGTGGCCCACATGAAAGAACAAGAATTAATGGATGCGGTCAGACTGATCGACAAAATCCTAACCAGCGAAAGCGACAATATCAAAAATGCATGGCGTGAGCTTTTAATCGTCGTTGCACTAACTGAATCACCAACCGAGGAAGGCCCTTTAACTAGCTTGCTCGCCGAGATCCAGCAGTTGAGGAACGAAGTCAGACAGCTTCGCAACGAAGTTGATCTAGAAAAAAGAAACATCAACAGAAACAACTGGTATGGTCCCGGAAAGTACTACAATGATAACAGTACTATCGATTGGAATACCGTTAGTCCATACACAACCAGTGGAACAATCACAGGCAGTCCAAGTCCTACTATCGGTGATTTGACTGATGAACTACACCGCACTGATTACATTCACAAATTGCTCGGAGATACCTTTACTGCCAATCAAGAAAAGGACGACGGCAAGTAATGCACCCTCTTTACGATCCTAGTGAACTGACGGATGATGAAATCATTACAAAGCTTCAAAAATGTTATGTACACTTAGCAGATCAGCAGCGTCAGGGGCATAACGCCACTGTGTCTAGCATTGAACAGACCATACTTGCTCTTGAAACAGAAAGGCAGGCACGTATGCAAAGATCAATGCAGGCAGAAGCTGATTCTAAGAATGCTAAAGAAAAGAAAACCGGTCTAGAACCAATAGAACTAGGCACAATCGAACAGGCAGATAATAATGAAGAATAATCTCAACCGTAATTTCATGCAGATCAATTTCAGCTTCCCAGGTGTGCGTATCGTGGGCGACATGGTCACACCTACTACGTGGAAACTGAGTGCAAAGGTCGCAGCAATTATCGAAACAAACGATCCTTCGGTTTCGATAGAACAAGTTCAGGAGAGAAGTTCGCGAGCTTTTCAAAAGATCTACTTTTGGTTCGAAAGTTATTTGCCTTGTGTGATTGTGTCTAGCATTGATAACGAAGCCGGCACAGCACTAGCAGCATATTCATCGAACACAATGATGCACTGTCCGGGTGAACCAACAGACGACATTCTAGTGCAATTGTTTCATGCTAAACTGTCTGCTATTGCTGGCGACGATCTCAACATTGACGAAGTAGAGCTAGAAGCATCAGATATGAGCTGTTCGTATGTGTTCTCCGGCCCATACTTTATTCCGAAAACTGTGAAGGAATTTGTAGACATGCCATCACTACATCGCAAGCCGTGGTGGCACCGAGCAGACGGTTTTGCATTTGAGTTCTTAAAACCAAAAGACTGCAAAGACAAACTGAGCGACATCTACGCCGATGTAATAGACCCGCTCGAATCGTTTGAAGAACAGCTAGAAGAAGCAACCGTTCCTGTAGAAGCCGCAACCGAAATCATCAAAACGGAAAAATGGAAACCAAAAACCGTTTAAACGAATACAGCCAAAGCATTCTTACTACAGAGCAAGCTGTGCAGCTATTGCTGAATGGCAAGAGTGTAGAAGGTGTGTGCATTGAGGATGATGCAGAGCGGGATATATACAATTCTTCTGCTGAAGAAGTTCTGCACCATCCTAGCAGTTTATCGAAGCCGGGGTACTCAGGCACAGTTGAACAGTTTCACGAAGAAAACGCCAACACCTGGCATATTGACGAAAAATACAAGACTATCGACGTTTTAGAATTTGTACTAGAACGATGCAGCAACGACACAGAACGAGAAAGAGTCTGTGTTGAATACATGATGTACGAAGAGCGTGGATTAATTGACGTACTACGTGCATTGATTTTTCTTGTTGACCATTTTCGAGAGAATGGCACAGTTTGGGGAGTAGGAAGAGGATCAAGTGTGTCCTCATACATATTATATAAGATCGGCATTCATAAAATCGACAGCATTAAATATGATTTGCCGATAGAAGAATTTTTAAAATAGGATAACAACAATGGCAAAAAGAACATACAAAAGCTACCGCGGAAAAAGAGTAGACATGGAAGAACTGCGCCGTAAGCACGAACAAACTGTGGCAGCAGGGAACATGGGCGTAAACGCCAAAGGCGATAAACTGGGCCCAGGCGGACAGATAATTGAAACTACTCAGAACCGTGCTCGCAAACACTACAAGTCAACTTCATCTAGTAGCACAAAAATGAGTGTGAAGGGCGACCAAGATGCGAAAGCGCAAGAAGAAGTATTTGATAGAGAAATTCCATCAGAAAAGAGTGAGTCGAAGGTTCGACAAACTAGTAACAAAACTCGCAAGACGAGCAATAAAAAGAAGAAGGAGACTATCACCGAAGAAGGCGATATCATCCTGGAAGACATTGAGGAAGATGAAGGCGACCAATAATGAAAATTAAAGCATTACCCGGAACTGTTCTTGTAGACGACATACAAAACGGTGAACGCATTGTAGGAAAAATTGTCTTACTTAACGACAACGGAAAGAGCGACGGCATTCGTCCTCGTTGGTGTCGTGTATATGCTGTGGGCGAAGGTGTCGACCGCGTTGAACCCGGACAGTGGCTTCTAGTTCGACACGGTCGCTGGACTCGTGCGTTCGGTGTGCATGATTCTGCATCTGGCGAAACTAAACAGATCTGGAAAATCGAATGGCCAGATGCTGCACTCTTAGTAAGTGATCAACCATTCGGAGAAACTTTTGCAGGAGAACACACTGTACAGGGAATCGACGCAGCCCAACTCAAGCGTTGACAGCCACTGCTGTTTCTGTTACAATAGGCGCATAACAATAACTTCAAGGGTAAGTTCCTATGCGTGAGCTTTGGGTTGAGAAATTTCGTCCTTCAACTATTTCTGAATATGTGTTCAGAGACGAAGCACAAAAAAAGCAGGTACAAGGCTGGGTAGACTCAGGCGCTATTCCACACTTGCTATTTTCCGGAGTGCAAGGATCCGGTAAGACCACACTTGCAAAAGTCCTAATAGAAGAACTTGGCGTAGACTGGGGCGACGTTCTAGAAATGAACGGGTCCATGACAAACAGTGTCGATGATGTACGAGACAGAATACACAAGTTTGTTACCACGATGGGCTTTGGTGATTTTCGATATGTACTTCTAGACGAGGCTGACTATCTATCTGCTAACGCACAGGCCGCCTTGCGCAATCTAATTGAAAACTATTCGAATTACTGTAGGTTCATTCTAACCTGCAACTATCCTCACAAGATTATTCCTGCAATTCACAGCAGGTGTCAGGGCTTCCATATCGAAAAGCTAGACAGCACAGAGTTTACTGCTCGTGTTGCCACTATCCTTGTAACCGAAGAGGTAGAAGTGGATCTCGAAACACTGGATATGTATGTGAGTGCAACATACCCAGATATGCGCAAGTGCATCAATCTCTGTCAGCAGAACACACAAGAAGGCAAGCTGCTTCCTCCGAACCAAGGCGACTCTAGCGAAAGCGATTACAAGCTACAGATGGTTGCCATGTTCAAAGAAGGCATGTACAAGGAAGCAAGGCAAATGATCTGCGACAAGATCACTCTTGAGGAATACGACGAGTTCTACAGATTCTTGTATACCAACTTAGACTTCTGGGCCAACGGAGACTCCGACAAGGAGGATCAAGCAATCCTTGTGATACGCAACGGACTTGTGAAGCACACTTCGTGTGGTGATCCTGAAATTAACCTTAGTGCGACGTTGGTCGAACTGGAAATGATTGCAAAGGCGTAAAATGCTATACAACCCTGTAAGAAAAAAGGATCCTAAAAATATCTACATCGTGATCACTCACATTCAACAGCCGCCTAACGACGAAGGCAAAGTTGGTGTTTCAGAAAGATGCGAGTTTGTGGACAATCTGAAAAACAGACATCGTAGCACAGCTTCGGTAATACTAGATTATCTTAATGAAAAAGTAGTTAAGAATCGCAGTGAAGAAGGCAGCTATCCTGAGTTTGTGAAATATCTAGAAAAGAACTACCCCCAGCAAATGGGCGAACTGAAAAAGGAATTCAAGTCCGAATAATGTGTCCTAACTGCGGAACAGAATATGCGTGTGGCTGTGCAGGGTGCGTAAAGAACGCTAGGTTCGGAGACAAGACTCCATGGATACACGAAGTCGAAGATAACATTTTGTTGGTAAGTTGTCCTAACTGTGGATTGACTAAAACCGAGGACGAGTGGATGGACCTAGACTATGCACGATTCCGCCAACAACAAGAAGAACAGGAGATTATAGATTATTATGCCAGTCAAAGATAGACACATACTGACCGATGTAGACGGAGTTCTACTTAATTGGAATAAAGGCTTCGATGCATTCATGCAAACCAAAGGATATCGTCCTGTGCCCGGCACAGAGCACATGTACAATATCCAGTATCGTTACATTAGAGAAGTATCTGCAAAGAAGTACGACATGACATTCGACGAAGTGACTGACTGCGTTAGAGAGTTTAACGAAGGTCCACTTATCGCAGAACTAGAACCATATCGTGATGCTGTTGAGTACGTCGAGAAGTTGGCCGAGCGAGGTTTTCGATTCACTATGATTACCAGCTTGAGTGATCATCCGGATGCATACGAGCACAGAGCACACAACATCGAAGTGGTGTTTCAGGAAAGCATCGGCCCCGGAGAAGTATTTGAAGAATTGATCTGTTTGCCCATCGGCGCTAGTAAACAGCACGTTCTTAGCCAGTGGGGCGGCACTGGCTTATTTTGGATTGAAGACCACTTCAAGAATGCAGAAGCAGGGCACGAAGTAGGACTAAAGACTTTGCTGGTTGATACAGAATATAACCGCCACTATCAGACAGATTTGTTCCCAAGGCTCGACATTGACCACCCTTGGCGCGATGCGTATAATCATATTATTGAACATTATGGAATTATGTACTAATGCAGATAGAAGATTCGGTAAAGCTAGATTACTCCGATGTGCTCATCCGCCCCAAGCGTAGCACCCTTGGCTCTAGAAAGGATGTGGACCTACACAAGACCTATAAGTTCAAACATGCAGACGTAGAATACCACGGTGTTCCTATTATGACTGCAAACATGGACACGGTCGGAACATTCGAGGTTCACAAACTTATGAGCCAGTACAGAATGTTCACTTGTATGCACAAACACTACAGTCCTGAACAATGGAAGAAGGCAATGTTCTCATCGAATGTTGCTATTTCCAGTGGTATTCTTAAAGATGATATTACAAAACTGTACAGCATCTTAGAAGCAAACTCCGATATCGAATATATTTGCCTAGACGTTGCCAACGGCTACTCGGAAGTGTTTAGCGACATGGTAAGAAGAGTTCGCAACGAATGGGAAGATAAAGTTATCATTGCTGGAAACGTAGTCACAGCAGATATGACGCAGGAACTAATACTTGCTGGCGCAGACGTTGTTAAGGTTGGCATTGGTCCCGGAAGTGTTTGTACAACCCGCGTTAAAACCGGAGTTGGCTATCCACAACTTTCTGCTGTGATAGAGTGTGCTGATGCTGCACACGGACTCGGCGGCCATATTATTGCTGACGGTGGATGCACTTGCCCAGGTGATGTTGCAAAAGCGTTTGGCGCAGGTGCCGACTTTGTAATGTTGGGCGGAATGCTTGCTGGCCACGATGAAACCGGAACAGAATTCTATGGCATGAGCTCCGACACTGCAATGGGCAAGTATTCAGGTGGTGTTGCTGAATACAGAGCAAGCGAAGGAAAGACTGTATCTGTTCCTAGTCGTGGTCCGCTCGCTAATACTCTGCGAGATATTCTCGGAGGGTTACGAAGTGCATGTACATATGTTGGTGCTCGTAATCTGAAAGATTTGCCCAAGTGCACGACTTTTGTAAGAGTCAACAATCAGGTTAACCAGACGTTTGGCAACGAGAAATAATTACCAGCCAATGTATAACGTGTACCAAAGAGGCAGTGGCACCGGCAAAGTATTCTGGAATAAAGTCCCTTACGTCGTAATCAACATAAGTGACCTAGGTCCCAGAAGAAGGCATCGTCGTGGGAATTGGCAAAACGAACCACATCGTACGAAAGTTCCTTATCATACACAATCTTTTGAACACTGCTACGAAGAAGATATCGTTAAGACCATGGATTTTGCTCGCGAGCAATTACTGGCTAATCTTCATCGGCATCTTGCTATCCGCTGGTATAGAGAAATATGGGCAGGAAAGCGCAAACACAGTAAGATACAAAAAGAGATCGAGCGAAGACAGGCAAGAATAAATCAATGGCACGATTATCGTTTGAAAAAGGCAACCGAAGAGTTAGTGTTTGCACGACTGAAAGGTGAATAATTGTGCATCGGCATTATGCACAATTAAGAGAAATTATGAATAATTATTTAGACCCAGAACCGTATGTAGAAGCACTGTGGAACACTGGCAATTTTCGTGGCTCCAAGGGTGCCATGATCAAGAGAATGATCGTTCGCTTACACTCTGCGGAAGAAATCGACAATCACTACGAGAATCTTAGAATTCGCCTTGTTGGTCACACCAAGAAATTGAAAGAAGATAAAGTACTATCTGAATCTGAATATTATCGTAGAATCGTTCGTATCACTGATCTCTGCAATCATATCCGCCGCGTTCAACGAGAACGCCTAACTATGGCTAGACTTCGTGGCTAGGCTACATTCTGCTAGGGTGTATTCTATTGCACCAGATGTTAAAGTATACCTGCAACCTTTTACTGGGATCGTAGATCACGACGAACGAGGTGTTTGTCGTATAGGAGATCGTTTGTACCCTGACAATCACGCCGAAGCAGTTGAACTGATTTACCGTGAGATGCGTCAAGTATTGATCAGTCGTGTAATTGACAAAACCCTGGGAATTCGTAGATCTGCATGTAATTTGTCTGATCCAGATTGGAAGCTCCTGGGACGAAGGATTAAACGCATAGAACAATGGTGTGATCATCGTTTGGAAACGCACAGAAAGAACATGACCGTGGCAAAACTGGCAGGTAAGTTTTGAGTAAGATTATTGTAAAAACCTATCGTCCGAAGATACCATCACTCTACACACGAATCACTAATCCGATTATGCCGAATCGGGAATATGTAGTTGGCACAGAGGAAGAGCTCATCCGTATCTATATGGATGCTGCCCATGAATTAATCGATCTTCAGAAACAAAAAATCACAGGCGACTTTGAATTTGAGCGCAGAGTTGACCGAATTCATTCTTGGTGTTCTTACAAAATCAAGACGCGAACTCAAGAGCTCACTTTTCGAAAAATGCAGGGAAGTGAAAATCCAGAATTGAAGGACTGCATGTAATGACCGAAACTGCATTAATTTTGTTTCTGTTTTCTTTGGTGTTCGTGCTACTATTTTCGCTGTGGCGAATAGAATGGGTATATCGTGTTCGAATCAGATGGATCTGTGCAGGCAAATATCACTTGCTTGAGAAATGGTCATTCAGCGAAATGAATTGGACCTTCTGGATCTGGGACCACGAATGGTATGAACATCGAGAGAATACTCTGGGAAAAGAAAAGGGGAGCTAGGCTCCCCTTTGGTGTTTTAGGTGCGGTCGTAAATTCCCAACACCTCTGCAACAATCTCATCGCGCTCAACGTGCTCGCTATCAAAAGTGCAGATTGCAATGCCACTTGCGTTACTTTTATTTACTCTCTCGAGAAAGTCTTTAAGTCCGTTTTTATCGAAACCTCTGTCGTGCTGCTGAAGGTCACCTGTCACGCTCATTTGTGATCCTTCGCCAATGCGTGTCAGCAACATCTTCATTTGATCCGGTGTTGCGTTTTGCATTTCATCTGCGACAATATAGCTGTACTTGAATGTTCGTCCTCTCATGTAAGCTAATGGGGAAATCTCAATTACTCGTTCTTCTAACATGTTTTTGATTTCTCTAGGTGTCCAGTATTCTTCGAATACATCCATGATTGGCCTAGTCCATGGCTCCATCTTTTGGTTTAGATCACCTGGCAAAAATCCGTGTTGTTCGTCTACAGATACTGCAGGTCGTGTGATAACTATTCGGTTAACTTCTCCTTCTTTGTATGCTTTGATTGCTCGTAGAACAGCCAGTAGTGTTTTACCTGTTCCCGCAGGTCCTACTGCAAATACAATCCTTTTTTCGTGATTAAACAGCTGACTTACATATTCTTCCTGGGCTAAGTTTTTAGGTATGATGTCAACTTTGCGTGATCTGTGAAATTTTATCGGCTCGTTTACTTCTGCAAGCTCAACTACTCTCTTACTGTTTAATTTTCTCTTGCCCAATTTAGTTTCCTCCTTGGAAATCAGTTCGCCAGAACACTAGGTGCAGCTTGTACTGCCCCAACGTTTTGGTATAGGGATATTAAGGGTTGATTGAAAGGTCGTAACGTAGTGTGTCATTACAAATATATTTAGTTGGATGCCTTGGAAAAGATAAACTGTCTGATTTTAAAAATATTATTAGCAAGTGTGATAAATACTAAAAACAAAGGAATTTACTCATGCCACAGGGACTTGAAGATATCAAAAATACGCTTGCCCGAATCACAAGGGGCGATGACGTTATGGATCTGTTAATGGAGTTTGAAAGAACTCTTGATGCTACCGAACTATTCAGCTATCGTAACTGGACTTGCGGCGAGCTAGTAAAGGGTCCTGAGGTTGAAAGATACTGGTTCACCACATATTGGATGTTTCCTGAGAAGCTGATGCCAGATCCAGATGGAGCACTAAGACTAGAAAAGATCGGATGCAGAGTATCCTATGATCGTGATACACTGTGTCAGCCTCGCAGAATTATGAGCCCTAAGGATTGGAAAGATCCAAAGACCAAGCAGGCTAAAATCGAAGAACTTCCTGTGTGGGTAGTTCGCATTCAAATGCCAGCTAAGTATGTGATGGACAGACTGGATGCATACAACGAATTCCTAGAAGATGAGATTCGTGCAGATCAGGAAAAAATTGCTGCTGAGCAAATGAAGCGAAGAGAAGCAGAAGCAGCACTAAACGACACAGACGAAGAGCAAGAAGATCTAGGAGAATTTTAATGAGTCTTAGGCACGGTGATCTCAAGGACACAATTTTTCCTCTCATCTCCTTAGATGAATTTGATCCTAAATCAGGAAAGCCAGAAGAAGTTGTGGTAATCGGCTTTTATGCTAAAGACGATGATCCTGCTCGAGATTTCAACACGTTTGTTCAGCGTGGTAGCGTAGATGTACTAGACACCGAAGTTAGTCCTAATCCAGATGAACTAGGCCGTTACTTGATTTTTGTAGAGCTTGAGCGCAACGAAATATTTCCAGAGACATTTAAATATCTAGTCAAAGACATCGAAAACCTAACAGGTAAGATGGACTGGAAAGTAAAGCCGTACCTAACAGACGAAGCTGTGCCACTTACTGACCCTGCTCTGGATCAATACTTTATAACTGACCCAGAACTGTACATGCCTAAGAGCGAATTCAAACTGCTGAATACAGTGTCCGAAGCGCTTCAAAGATCGGACTTATCCGGCTTGACATATTCAGGGCCTTACGCTATTATGTCTGCTATGAACTGTGTGGTTGCTGGCAAGATTGTTGATGCTGGTTCCTACACCGATGTAACCAACCGTAACCAGCTAGGAGGCAGTCCTATACTGTTTGCCGAAAGCGTCGAAACAAACAGCCTTAGAAAGATGCTAGGTTCTCAATGGAACGTAGTTACACTGGAAGGCAAAGGCACTGCACTAACTGACCCCCACCGAGAAACCACAATCCTTTTAACTGATCTACAGTACGTTTACAGAACAGTATGAGTAAACAAGACGTAATCGAATTCCAAGGCGAAGTCATTGATGTATTTCCTGGCGCAAGGTTCCGAGTAAGATTGGAAGAATCGGAGCGCGAACTGGACTGCATTGTGAATGGCAGAATTCGCAAGAACAACATTCGCATCGTGTTGGGCGACAAAGTCACAGTGGAACTTAGCCCTTACGATCTCACCCTCGGACGAATCAGCTACCGTCACTAATGAACGATCACTACGAAGTGCTAGGCGTAAAACCCGATGCCTCAGCCGAAGAGATCAAAAAAGCATATCGCAAACTAGCAGCGAAGTATCATCCTGATCGAAACAAAGACGAAGATGCAGGTGATCGTTTGGCAGAAATCAACGCTGCCTATGACGTTGTAGGAAATCCAGAAAAGAGACAGCAGTACGATCTGCAACAAAGTGCAGGCGGCGACGGTGGTCAGTTCCACTGGAGATCAGCACACGGCGGGTTCAGTGGAAATCCGTTTTCTGAGTTCGAAGATATACTTAACGAGTTCCACAGACAACAGGCAAGGCACCGTGCCAGAGTTTACAGTATATCGCTCACGCTCGAACAGGCATACAACGGATGCACAATTGACCTAGGCGACGAACATGTGCAGGTTCCTAGAGGAGTAAGAACAGGAAACATTCTGCACCTCCACAACAAGAACATTCGAATCACAGTTGAACAGCATCGCAAATTCAAACGCTCCAACGACGACCTTCTAGTAGACATAAACATTACTGCGTTTGAAGCAATGACAGGAATTACTGTTAACCTAACCCATATCTCAGGCAAAAAGTATTCGGTAAAAATTCCTGCAGGCACACAGCCCGGGCAGGTAGTTAAGATGTCCAACCTAGGCATGCCGAATCCAGAATATGACATTTGCGGCGACTTACTAATACGCTGCAATATCACCGTTCCCACAGAATTGACTGACGAAGAAAAGCAGTTTATAGTTAGTCGAACTAGAGGCTCACTTGATGTATAAGGAAATGAATCATGGCAGAAGAAAGTAACAACAACAGAGCGAAGGCTGCATTTGATTATGCAGCGCAGGTAGCAAACGACAATTCACACCAGTACATCACTGTCGAGCACATTCTTCTCGGTCTACTGCAAGACAGTGTGATTCAAGACATCCTTATCAAGCTGGGTGCGAATCATTCAGAGATCAATACTGAGTGTCTCAACCACGTGCACAATCATGCACAGAGAATTTCTCCGCTGATTCTGCAAACGGATCCAAACTACAAAGCAACCAGGACTGCTCGCGTTGATCGCGTGTACCAGCGAGCGCTTACCGAAGCCAAGTTCACCGGCCAGAATCAAGTTTCAATTGAGTCTGTGCTAACGTCCTTGCTCAAGGAAACAAACGAATACGCTGTTTACTTCTTGCAACGCGCAGGAGTGACAGAAGAAAGAGTGATCGACTATCTCAAAGATCGCGACGAGAAGCGTAAGGCCGAAGAAGAGTCTCCCCTTGCACTTTACTGTCGTGACCTGAACGTGGAGTCACAGGAAGGACACATCGATCCTGTGATCGGCAGAGAAGAAGAAATCGGCAGTGCCATTGAGGTACTTGCTCGCCGTAGAAAGAATAACGTGATCTTTGTGGGCGAACCGGGCGTGGGCAAGACTGCTATTGCCGAGGGCCTGGCCAAGAAGATCGTGGACGGCGAAGTACCTCCGTCCATTGCGGACAAGACAGTGTTCAGCCTTGATATCGGAACACTGCTGGCAGGCACGAAGTATCGCGGCGATTTTGAAGATCGCTTGAAGGGCGTCCTCAACGAAATTGAAGATCGTGGTAATGTGATTTTGTTCATTGACGAAATTCACATGATCATGGGCGCGGGCGCCACCACAGGCAGCACAATGGATGCGAGCAACCTGCTCAAGCCTTTGCTGGCAAAAGGCAAGCTGATGTGCTTGGGTGCTACTACTTACGACGAGTTTGCAGAGCACATCGAAAAAGATCGTGCACTGATGCGCAGGTTCCAGAAGTTTGAAGTGAATGAGCCTAGTGTGGAAAACAGCAAGCGCATTCTGCTTGGCCTGGAAAAATACTACGAGGAATTCCACAAGGTAGAATACGAAGAGAGCACAATCGATATGTGTGTTGATCTTTCTGTTCGTTACCTCAAGGGCAAGTACCTGCCGGACAAAGCAATTGACATCATGGACCAAGCTGGCGCCAAAGCCAAGCTGGAAGAAGAGCCTTTTGTTACTCCTGATCGCGTGTTGCGTACGGTGAGTAAGATGGCTCGCATTCCTATGGAAATGATCGACCTCAAAGAAAGCGAAGGTCTGCGCACACTGGAAACTCGTGTGCTCAGCAAGGTGTTTGGTCAGGATCATGCTGTGAAGAAAATGATCAAAGCCATCAAGGTTGCAAAAGCAGGCTTGCGCAAATCAGGAAAGCCAATTGGCAACTTCTTGCTTGTGGGCCCAACTGGTGTAGGTAAGACCGAAGTGTGCAAGCGCTTGGCCGAAGCACTCAACACCAAGCTGGTACGTTTTGACATGAGTGAGTACATGGAGAAGCACACGGTATCGAAATTCATCGGTGCACCTCCGGGCTACGTCGGTCACGGCGAAGGCACAATGGGCGACGGTCAGCTGATCACAGAAATTGAGCAGAACCCGAACTGTGTGTTACTGCTAGACGAAGTAGAAAAGGCACACCCCGAAGTGTTCAACATTATGCTTCAGGTGATGGACGAAGGGCACTTGACCTCCAGCAAGAGCAAAAAAGTGCACTTCGACAACGTCACTGTGGTAATGACAACGAACTTAGGTGCTGCTGATGCTGAAAAGAGAACCATAGGCTTCTCCGAAGAAGTCGACGAGTACCACAGCGACGCTATGATGGCAGCAGTCAAAAAGCACTTCTCACCAGAGTTCCGTAATAGGCTCGACGAAGTAGTAGAGTTTAACAAGCTGACGCCAGACGTGATCAGGATGATTGTGGATTCTCAGATCTCCATGCTAAACGAGCAGGTAGCAGACAAAGACATTACCATTGCTGTTACTGCTGAAGCTAGAGAATGGCTAGCTAAAGAAGGACACGATCCGCTGATGGGTGCTCGTCCGCTGGAAAGGCTGATTCAGAAAGAAATCAGCGAAGAACTTTCCGAGCACATTCTATACGGTGACTTGCTTGAAGGCGGTCATGCATTGATCGACTACAAAGACGGCAAGATGTCTATCACAGCCAAGCAGAAAGTCGAGTCGTTTATCGAACCGGAAACGACTGAGTCGGCGGAGTAAAGTTTGTGATGTAGCGAGGGTCACCTATCGTGACCCTCCAATCATCCATGTATCCCAGAAAATAATCGCCCTGGCCCGAACTACCTGCTAAGTGTGGATCGGAAGTACTGTTAAAGATAACATCAGTACTGAACGTAATAGTAGTCGAATCTGCAACTCCATTAACATACATAGTTCCCGTTGCTCCGTTCCTGACCCACGCAAGGTGTGTCCATTCGTCTCGATTGATAAGACTCGATGTGCCAGTTATCGATCTAGGTGCTGAGAAATTTCCATCGGTTGACCATTCGACTACATATGTTTGGGAAACATCATTATAACTTATGTTCCAACCGAAGTTAGCGGCAGTTTGCCATTGTCCAATCAAATGTCCGGTGCTACCTGAAGTCTGAGGGAAAATCCATCCCTCTACACAAAAATCACTGTCTGCTAAGTTATATGGGCCGCTTACATAAGGTGTTGTCCATTCGTCAGTGGCAGTACCAGTAGTAACTCCGGACCTTCCTCCAAACTTACTTTCGACGTCTGAAATTTCAGCTTGGTCTTGCCCGGTCCATACTGCATCAGTAATACTATCTTGAAACGTAGTGTTCCCTGGGTAAGACTGAAATTTTACAATAGATGTCACGTTACTGATAAGTGGATCAGTAGCCGAAGGGCTCTGTGTTGTTTTTCCAGTAAGTGTAGTTTTTCCAGTAAAAGTAAGAGACATAATATTTCCTTATGCAATAGGCAAAGGCGCGGTTGGCACTTCAATTGGTTGTCCTTCAGTATATCTAGGAATATCGCTCATTCTAAGATCAGCAAAATAACCATTCCAGTATTCCGGGCCGAAGTCAAAATATCCTAGCGTAGTATTGGCTTGTTCAAGAGCTGCTCCCGCTCCGACAATGGCTTGGTCGATTACTGGTTCTCCATCCTGCCACAGAGACATCGACGCGCTGTCTCGTTGCCAAACTAAATGAACCCATTTGTTGAACGGGAAAACAGCAGTGGCATTAGTTACAATGCCGTTCACAAAGAAGCCCATGATTGCATCGTTATTAATACCAAGCACGAAACGAGCCGGGTTAGCAGACGTGTGTTGTGCAACAAGAGGTATACGACCACTTGGATCTAGATCAAACAAGAAGCACCAACATTCAAATGTAAAGTCACCTGTCGAAGGAAATAGCGGCTGACTAGCTTGGATGTATTGACTGCTTGATCTGTCTAGGTACAGCGAACCAGGTGCAAACTTTGCAAAGTTCGTATCTGTTATTATCGAGGGAGAATTTATACCAGTCCATGTGTTTGTGGCAACTCGATCAGTAGTTGCATCAACATCCCACGTTACTCTGCTGGTAACTGAACTCGGATTATCATCTAGGTCAGTAATCTCTCTAACTGGATTAAATTTTTCATTCGAGAAAGGACTTGCAGGAACAGTGAATGCTGCGTCATACCTTGCAAGACCTGCGGACACTCTAAGCTCGTCAATGTATCCTGCAGTGGATCTTGCTGTACCTGTGCTCTGGCCTCCGATAACCGTTGTATCCGCAGTGTTCCAATGCAGGGCACCGGAGAAAGTACCAGAAGCTGTAGAAGCACCATTTTGCCACAAAGTAACTGTATTGCTTGAGTTCCTAGTTACAGCTATATGATTCCAATCATTTAGTGTAGGTGTATTGCCAGTAATGGTCAGTCCGTTTGTTGTGCCGTTAGTACTGCAAGTAACCACAATGTCGTTACCAGAACCATCGTGGGAAATATTTAGCCCTGCAACTGCATCTGCATTTCTAGTCTTAAACAGTCGGGCAGATGCCTGAGCGTTGCCTGTGTAGTAATACCAAAGTTCTACAGTAAATTCGTTTTCTGCAAAAAAACCAAAATCTCTGTTTGAAATAGTCAGTGCATTGCCCGATCCGCTAGGAACAAAAAGACTCTGTGATCCAAATTTGGCTTGAGCAGACGAAATTGCTGCTGATCCTGCTAGCGAATATGTATTGCCGGGTATTTCATCATCAACGCCACTTTCGAACTTTAGCAGCGTTGTCACACTCTCAAAGTCGTTGTCAGCATTGGGTCCTAGGGTAAAAGAACCTTGTAAATTTGTTTTTCCGAAAAATTTTAAGGGCACAAGACCACCTTCTGTGAGTATTGTTAACTGATACTGTATTTATTTAGTTTCTGATAAATAATACAAAACACTGAAGGTTGAACTATGAGCACCAGAAAATCTATTCTCATGCTGACAAATACTGGCAACGATTTCAACAAAGTCGGAGAGCCAATCAAAGCAGATAGCTGGTTTGGGTACACAGACGGTCTTCACACTGTACAGGTAACTTATCAAAACTTCACTGGCGGGTTTGGCATCCAGGGAACGCTGGCACTAGAACCACAGGACGAAGATTGGTTTTGGATTCATCTTATTGATGCTAGGGGCAATTGTAGTGAATTTCCATTCATGACATATCCAAAGGATCCTCTGCATCCTACAGGTGGTCAGGATCAGGTAATGAACCTTGCAACAGGTGACTCGGGCACAGAAGCGTTCACATTCGTGGGTAATTTTACCTTTTTAAGGGCAGTTTTAACCCGAGATTACATAGAGCCTACACCTATGCCACAGGCAGATGGTCGTTACTTTTTAGGCCAAATTGACCGCGTTTTATTGAGCTTGTAAGGGGACAGTATGATTTCGTCGCAGAATGCAATTTTAAACAAATATGCACCAACGTTTTGCATCAGCAATCCTGTACAAGGCGAATTGCTTGTATACGATTCTGAAAAGAAAGCATGGGTAAACAGTGTTGCTCCTGACTTAGACTTTGAGAGCTTTGTTGGACTGAGCGACACACCTCTTAACTATTCTGGCGCAGCAGGTTTTCTTCTTGCTGTAGATCCAACTGAAACCGCAGTTACTTTTATACCCGAATTGGACGGTGGCACATACGGCAGCGGAAGTCCTGCGCCTGGTGCACCGACATTTACTATTGATGGTACCACAATTGCTACATTCTTGAGCTTGGTAGATACTCCGAGCAGCTACAACGGATCAGGCGGCTTTGTGCTCCAGGTAAATAATTCAGAAACAGCAGTTGAGTTTGCCAGCTTCATCGACGGTGGAACATATTAACGGAGACAGGTTAGGTCATGGCATTACCTATTAAACTAAAAACCAATAACACAACCGGTGCAGTTCCAACAACAGCAGAACTGTTGTTCGGTGAACTAGCGGTTAATACATTCGACGGCACAGTTTATTTCAAAAGAGATAACGGCTCGGGCGAAGAGATTGTACAACTTCAAGCAGCCGGCACCACTACTGCATTTTTAGATCTTTCTGATACCCCTGTTGATTACGCAGGCGCGGCAGGACAAGTTCTAATTGTTAACGCAACAGAAGATGGCGTAGAATTCACTAACATTGCACCTGGCGGCGTAAACAGCGTTACAGCTGGTGCAGGACTTGCTAACTCTGGCACTGCACTAGATCCAGTACTAGACGTAAATGCAGGCACTGGACTATCGATTGTGAGTGACACACTGAATGTGGACTTTACAACTACCAGCACCATTAACGGATCGTTAAATATTGCTGCTAGAGGAGACCACACCCACATAATTGGTTTCCTTGATGACGTTGATACCACAGGTGTTACAGATGGACAAGTGCTAGCATGGAATAACACTGCTGGTGAATTCCAGCCTGTAACTATTACTTCTGGCTCTACAACATTTACGGGTCTAACAGATACTCCTACAGACTACACTGGTCAGTCAGGACAGTTTGTTGCAGTTAACGGCACAGAAGATGCACTTGAGTTTGTGGCTCCGCCGACTGGTACTATTACTGGCGCGGCAAACGTAGGTGTAGGAACCGCAGAAGTATTCCGTGACGAAACTGGCGGTACACTAAACTTTAAAACACTGAGCCCAGGTTCAAACATTTCGTTCGGTGGCGACGCCAACAACATTCTAATTTCTGCAGACGACACATCGTTTGTTGCCCTAACAGATACTCCAGCTAACTACTCGGGCGCAGCTAGCAATGTTGTTAAGGTCAACGTTGCAGGTACTGCTCTTATTTTTGACGACAACGACTTCGTTGGTTTGAGCGATACTCCAGTTGATTATTCCGGAGCAGGCGGCCAGGTACTTCGTGTAAATGGCGGCGAAACTGCTGTTACATTTGGCGACTTTGATTTTATTGAACTAACTGATACTCCTGCTAACTATACTGGCGCAGTAGGACAGTTTGTGCGTGTTAACGCTGCTGGTAACGGACTTGAGTTTGTGGCAGCACCTTCAGGCGTAACTGAATTTACTGGACTTACTGATACTCCTGCTAACTTTACTGGAGCAGCTGGCCAAGTAGTTGCAGTTAACGTAGGTGAAACTGCTCTTGAATTTATTACTCCACCATCCGGCGTAACAGAGTTTACTGCTCTTACAGATACTCCTGCTAACTACTCCGGTGCAGCAAACGAAATTGTTAAAGTTAACCCTGCAGGAACTGCTCTTGTATTTGATACTAACGACTTCGTTGGTCTTACTGACACACCAGTTGATTACTCTGGTGCTGCTGGACAAGTTCTACAAGTCAACGGTGCAGAAACTGCTGTTACTTTCACTGATTTCGACTTTGTTGGTCTAACAGATACGCCAGCTAACTATACTGGTGCAACCACTAACATCCTTAGAGTTAATGCTGCAGGCAATGCTGTAGAATTTGGTGCAGAGCTTGGCAACTTAGACGACGTAAGTTCTTCTGCTCCGAACGACGGCGACGTATTAACTTGGAACAACACAGGTAGCACATGGGAGCCTGCTGCTCCTGGTGCAACAAGTTCTACTGTAGAGAGCATTCGCATTAACTACAATGCCCTGGGAACAATTACCAGTGTGCAGGATGCAACAAGCGGAATCACAAGCACCACAATTGAAGCATCCAGATATGTGAACTTTGAATTTTCTTATAACAGACCACCTACAAGCATTATCTACTATGCTTACCAAGACCTTACTGGCGTAGGCGGATTTGCAGGAGGCTTTGGTTATAAGATGACTATGCCTGCTCTATCCAGCGCACTAGGAAACATTGTAGACACAGGTGGTTCTGCAGGTAGCCCAGGCGAACTGCTAACTAACATGGTTACCGGTAAAATAAGATTACAGCTAAATGCAAACGACACAGCAGGCGCCGTTAACGAACATACTATTGTATTCTTCATGTTCTAAGGTGACCTGTGAGCGCACTACCTGACAACAGGCAGCAACCTAACAAAGTACTCTCGGCCACTGCAACTTCTATAACAGATTTAGAAGCGTGGCCATATGAGGACTTTCCGGGAGATCCTTATTGGGTAGGCGGCACATCCTCTAGACCGTATCGTTGGGAGCTCACACTGAATGTGTCTGCACAGCAACACGGCGATCCTAGCACACGAGAACCATTTGTTTATAACGGACTTGATGTATATGTTGGCAATTGGATAGCTGACACAGATCAGGGCCGCTCTTTGAAAATCATCGGCATTGTGTCTCGCTCGATCAACACAGTTGTTGTCACAGTTGAGGATGTCGACAGGTACAATACGTTCTTAGATGTAAACGGTATCGGCATTTTCCCGACACCGTCCTCTGTTGTGATTTTTGAGATCAACGGAATGCGTTTGCCTATTCTAAACCCACTACCTTCTACTCTTGCTGACTTTACATTCAGCCAAGAAGTATTGGGACGCTTTAACAATAACAATCCTCTGTTTAGGCAGAGAGTGTTCCAAAGTGGACACGGTCTCCAAGACAATGTTAGTATATGGGTAGACCCTGCTGATGGCTTGTTTAAACCTGTAAGCAGCGATGCCGAACTACAGAGAATGGTAGGTACCGTTGACCGAACAGGTCCAGGCATTGACGTATTTTATTTTATTCCTACTACACGAGTAGTAGAAGGCATTGACCCGCCGCTTCCTGGCTCAGCAGGCGATCTAATTTATGTTGATCCTACTACCGGTAACCTGTCTACGACACCAGGGACCACATCAAAAGTTGCATACATTCAGTTAACCGATTCTACACCAGACGTAACTGACAGCACGTTAACCACAGTCAACGTTGGCTCGGTACTAGGCATAAACTCTGTTCCGGTTACCTTTTCCGGATCTACTTTAACTAGCGTAGTAAGCGACGTTAACGGAACCACAAGTCAGCACGACGTAACTGCACAAGAATTGCCGACACCTACTTCAGTTTCATCTGTGCCTGGAAACTTACTATACGGAGTTGTAGCAAACATCGGTACAACTACACAAGCCACAATAAACGGCACACTGGTAACATTTAACGATGTCACTAACGGAACAATTGAATTTGGATCTGCTATTGCAAATGCTGCTGATATGGCAAACACGATCAATGCTGCTGGCATTACAGATATTTCCGCAGTTGGTGTAGGTTCAAGTTCACTCACAATACAAAATGCAAGTGGCGGTCCAATAACTATCGTCAACGTTACAAACGACACTAGTGGAACACCTTTTGCAGGTCCAGCATCGGGCTCAGGTGTACCGTTAAGTACGCCAGCAAGCTCAGGCACATTTATTCGATTCACGAATGCTGATGGTAGTGGTATCATCTTTACCAACGAAACTGGAACACCGGTGTTTGATTTAGGTTTGCAAAGTGTGAGAAACGGTGCTCTACCTTCGGGGCTTGTTGTAGAGCAATTTGCTGTTACACCAGGCAGCGGTGGCGTGACTGTTTACAACACACTAGGCGATCGTCCTGCAATGGGCACAGTGGGCGAACAGGCCTACGTTATCGACAACGACGACGGTGCCGGTAACAATGCAGGCGAGTGGGCACTTTATATCTGGGACGGATTTGGCTGGGTACAAACAGGCAATGAAGATAGCACAGCAACAGACGCTCGATCATTAACAGCTACTATAACTAACGCAAGTGGATTGACTACACTAATCGGAACACTCAGCAATGGTCGTAGAGTTACCAGTGTAGTTGTAGAAGTTACTTCTGTATTTGACGGAACACCTACACTAGAGATTGGCGATATAACCGATACAGATTCCCTCATGCCGGATGCATTTATCGACCTATCCAGCGTCGGTGCATACGAAGCTAATCCCGACTTTATCTACCAGACTGGCAACGATGTAGACATCAACGCCACGTTCACTGCCGGCGGAGCAACCACAGGTTCCGCAACAATCATCGTTACATACGTATAACGTTAATTCCATCCAAAATCCGATAAATACTAGCAGAATGTAGGCAAGCTCTTGCCAACATAATTTGCAAATTAAATCATAGAACAAGGAGATATCTCATGGCAGATGTTAAAAAATTCGGACTGGTCGGAATCGCGGACGACGTACAGTTCGGTAAAGGCGGCGGCCGCCTTGTGTACAATTCAGGTGCGGGCGACTTCCGTTTCACATCTGATGGCACAACACTAGTTAATATTCAGGTTGCAACACCTTCTACAGCAAACGAAGTTGCTACCAAAGAATACGTAGACAGCGTTGCAGCTGGTCTAGATCCAAAAGAAAGCTGTCTTGCAGCTACAGTATCCGACATTGGCGGTACTTATAACTCTACCGGCGGTACAGGTGGAACAGGTGCATTTACTTCAGTTGACCTAACTGCTGGTCCGTTCGACGGCGTGACCCTAGCTGTAGACGATCGCGTTCTTGTAAAAGATCAAACTTCAGCAACTGAAAACGGTATTTACGTTGTAACCACTGCTGGTGCATCTGGTGCAATTGAACGTGCTCCAGACCAAGACGGTTCTCCTTCTAACGAAGTATCTGGTGGTAACTTTACTTTCATTGAAGCTGGTTCTACTAACAGCAACACTGGCTGGGTACTACAAGGATCCGGTGAGCTAACTCTTAACACTGACAACCTAGACTGGGTACTTTTCTCTGTATCTGGTGATATTGTTGCAGGTTACGGTCTTGCTAAAAGCGGCGACACAATTGAAGTAGACTTCAACGAACTTTCTTCTGTTGGCGTTGACGTACTAGCAGGAACTGACGAAATCATCGTACTAGATGGTGGTGTTGAATCTCGCGTAACCGTTACCAACTTCCTTAACACCTTCAACGTACCAACTGGCATCACTGCTGACGGTATTGTGGTAAGAACTGCCGCTGACACTTATGCGAGCAGAAGTATTGCAGTAGAGGGCGCAGGTGCACTAGATGGTCTTGTTGTTGCAAATGGTGACGGTACTGCTGGCAACCCAACGCTAGGCCTTGATATTCAAAACTTGCCAGTTGGTGCAGGCGTTGCTGGTACTGATAGAATTCCGGTTTATGACGAAAGTGCAAGTGCAAACGTTTATTACAGCGTGCAAGACATTGCTAACGCTGCTACAGCGCCGAGTCAAATTGTACTGAACGACACCGATGTCACAATCACTGACACCGGTGCAAACGGAACTATTACCACAAACGCCGACGGCACCACAATGATGACCACAACATCGACTGGTACCACATTTAATACCGGTACTGTTAGTGTCACAGCACTCGATGGTGTTACTGGTGAAGCCGCAAACAGCATTAGCGGCGGTGATGAAGGTACGTTCACGTATGTCGATGGTTCAGGAACTCTAACGCTAGCATCTGGTATCTGGTGGGGCTCTGGTAAAACACCAGTTATGGAACTTCAATCTAATGCGCAGTTTTACATTGGCGGGACGTCTTTCGACGAACTAGGTATACAAGGTGAAAGTAACCAAGACTTTACCGTCGAAGCAGCTGGTACTGGAAACTTAAATCTAGGAACCAATGGCGTAGCCGATACAATTATTAGCGCAGCCAATGACGCAATATTACGTTTGTCTGCCCCTAGCACAGAGACTGTAAACGGCCTGCAAATTGACGCCGCTGAAACCGGCAGTGCACCAACAATTAGCATTGAGAGCACAACTAACACACCAGACACTAATGTCGATATTGTTATTGTTCCGAACGGAACAGGTGTTATTAGTGTAGCTGGCACAACCAACTACGAAGATAATGTAACTGACGATGACGACATTCCTAACAAGAAGTATGTTGACGACGAAATTGCTAACATTGCAACTAATCAGATTGTTCAACTAGACACCAGTGTAACTGTTACTGATACTGGAACCGACGGTACCATTACCACTGTTGCAGACGGTACTACTGTGTTCACTCAAACTGACACAGCTAGCACAGTTAATGCTGGAACATTTAGTGTAACTAACCTAAGCACAGATGGCGGCGTTGTGTTTACTGACGCTTCTGGCACACTGTCTCAAGACGCTCACTTCCTTTTCCAGAACGTAGGTGGATCAGGTAATAACCAGCTAACACTAGGTAACGCTGGCGGAGAAGATGGTACGCTTGATTTAGGAACCGACGGTATCATTACTAATGGCGGCGACCTGTCAATTTCATCCGGCAACGATGTTACTTTTGAGAACGGTGGTGTTGTTGTATTCGACACTGATATCAACATGAATAGTGGTAACATCAGCATGGACGGAAACAGCATTACTAGCGCAGGCGTAAATGATGACATTTCCATCCTCCCAACAGGAACTGGTGTAATTAGTGTAGCAGGTACTACCGATTACGAAAATAACGTAACAGCAGACGACGACATTCCTAACAAGCTGTATGTTGACAATGCTATTGCTGATTCGGTTACTCCAGGATCACTTGGTTCTGTAACAGGAACAGTTGACCTAACTTCTGCTACTGCACAGAACATCGGCGCAGCAGATGGTATTCCTGCTAACGCAACTGTACTAAGTGTAACACTAGACGTAACTGCTGCATCTGATGCAGTCACAACAGTTACAATTGGTGATGCTACTAACGGTGCAGCAAGCTACATGGCAGCTTCCGAAAACGATCCAGAAACTACTGGCATCTACCTTTCGGATGTAAGAGTAGCAAACGGTGGTTCTGCACAGCAGGCTCAAGCGACTGTAGCCACACCAGGCACAGTTGGATCTGCAACAGTTATCATCACTTACAGAAACTCTTAATAGCAAACCTGTAGAAAAGCAGCCTTCGGGCTGCTTTTTTTTGACTTGACTTTCTTAGCCACACTCGCTATAATAAGTAGATAATAAAAATAGGTATACCATGTTAATTAATTCATGCGGCGACTGCAATGCATGTTGTCAGCGATTTGAAATCAAAACAGATCCAGACATAATTTTCAAAGAAGCAAACAATCTGTGCCAATACTGGGACAAAGGTTGCGGCATCTATTCCTCTAGGCCCGCGCCTTGCAGGAATTACGAATGTGTTTGGCTGTCTGTTCAAGGCACCATGTCTGAATTTACCGAGGAATTGCGACCCAATTCATGTGGTGCAATCTTGTCATGGAAAGCAGACGAAAACAGAAAGCCAATAATTGTGCTAGACGAGGTTTCGCCAGGGTCGTTTGATATGTCGCTACTTTCACCAGTGCAGGTAAAGCTGTTAAATGCTGTTAAGATATTTCTGAGTAGGCAGCTAGGCACTATTCCTGTGTACTATCAACCTGCAGACAAGGAAGAAAGCTGGCTACTTGATCTGTCTAAATTTGATTTCTAAAAACAGATAAATACACAAAACTAGAACACAGGTCCACAATGATTCGCAGAACAATGCCAACCACAATCGTAGTAGAGAACCCAGGCCGAAGCGTAGTGTTTACGTTTGCGCGTATGAATCCGCCTACGATAGGTCACGAAAAGCTGTTAAATGGTGTGATTACTGCGGCCAAACGTGACGGTGCAGATCACATGGTGTATTTGTCGCAACGGCAAAAAGCACCAGATAATCCTTTGTCCTGGGAATACAAAAAGCGACTGGTACAGTCGATGTTTCCTGGCGTAAATGTGTCATCAGACAAGTCTATCAAAACTCCTTACCAAGCCCTAGAGTTTCTTGCAGGCATGTACGATAATGTCACTATGGTAGTAGGCGATGACAGAGTACAAGAATTTGAATCCGGCATGAAGCCTTATGCCGAAGAGTGGGGAATCGATAACTTCCGTGTTGTTAGTGCAGGCGACAGAGATCCTGATGCCGAAGGAGTAGAAGGTGCAAGTGCTAGCAAAGCTAGACAGTATGCACAGGACGACAACTACGAGCAGTTTTCGGAAGTTCTTTCTCACAAGCTGAGTGATAACCTCAAAAGAGATGTGTTCAAAAAGATAAGGCAAGAAATGGGCCTCGAGGAAGATGCTGATAACAAAAATGCAGATTGGTATCGGAACATGGGACTGCGCGGCCACTTTGCATACTCAGGCTGGGGCTAACGGCTTGCCAGAGGTAACACAATGAGCTTTAATTTCTCTGGCGGAAGATTAGGATGCTCCGGTGCTCTAAAGGCACAGAATCTAGTATCGACTGCTGCCCTTCCGTTGATTACATTTGACTCAGGAACGATTGGCTCCAATATTGTTTTGTCAAACAACGACCTTACTGCTGCTGGCGGCACCAGTACATGGGAAAACACTAGAAGCACAGTAGGAAGAACCACAGGCAAGTGGGTATTCGAAATTACCAGTAACTTCACTCCGAGCGCAAGCGTTGAAGCCGCAGTTGGCATCATGCAAGGTGCGACTACAGTAACTACTGAGCTCGGACAAGACAGCACCAGCTACGGTTTATTAGCAGACGCAAGTGGGACTGCTAATCCTATCGAACAAACTCAATCAGTTACTTGGAATGTGTCAGGTGACACAGTAATGGTGTTGGCAGACCTAGATAACGGCAGGTTAGGATTTAAGAATACCACAGACGAAAGCATAAACTTTTATGTGATAGAAACCGGTGTTGAATACTTTGCCGGAGTCAGTTTACGCGGCATATCTAGTAATGTCACAGTTAATTACGGATCTGATCTTTTTGATAACTCTATTCCGCTAGGTTACCAAAGCTGGGACGGACAGCAGAGAGCAGGCCCAGTTGATGTAACTGCACCTGTAATATTCGATCGCAGAACAATAGGTATCGGTGTTGGCGCTGAAGTTTCATTAGATGTTACGGGCTTAGTTGCCACACAACTAGGATCTAGCGACTGGTACGGACTGTGGGGATCAGAGTCTAAAACAGGTTCTGGTAAATTTGCATTTGAAATAACCACAACATTTGCGCTAGGATCTGGAAGAGATTTATCAGCAGGTATCGCATTAGACACAGCAGACGTGTCAAATGCGTATCTAGGACAAACCGCAGGAAGCATCGGTGTTTTCCAAGACGGCACAGGTGTATATCCTTCTAACAACACACAAGCATTAGGTACTGCGTGGAGCAGTGCAAACGACACCATTATGGTGTTGCTGAATCTCGATGATGAAACACTTTCATTCGATGTGGGTTCTGGTCCTGTAGAGTTTACCAATGCCACGGTGTCTAATCTTAATTCATGGTTCCCTGCAATCACACTAGATGACTCTGCAGAGGCCACGGCTAATTTTGGTGCCACTCCATTTGTTAACACAATGCCCGATGGATACACAAGTTGGGATGGAAATCAAACAACATGATGACTAAAAACTTACTAAATACATTAAAGCAGATTCCAACTAGTCGCGAAGAAGTACACCAGAAATTAGTAGAAATACGCGACCAATTTGCTGAGGAAAAGCAAGAAACAGTAGAGATGTGGAGAATATACGAACTACACATCTACGGACTAGCAACAGACGAAGAAGTAAAATGGGCAAACGACCAGGCCCTTGATGTTATTCGCGCAGTTGGCTTAGCAGGTATAATTGTTTTGCCAGGTACTGTGTTCGTTTTGCCAGTTCTCGTAAAGGTAGCAAACAGATTCAATGTAAACATACTGCCGAGTTCGTTCAGAAAATAAATTCGAGACAGAGATGAAAATAATAGAAATTTTAAAAAAGAAGCCAGGACCGTTCCCAATGCCCAAGAAGGGCACTAAGACAAACAAAGGCGATGTCCTCAAATTTATCGACGACCTTAAAAAGCTAGGTATGCGCAAGTATGACATTTTGCAAACCGTTGGACAGAGATACGGCAATGATGGTTTGAAAGTTGCAGAAAGCGAACTGACTGAAGCTGTTCACAAGATACCACAAACCAAAGAAGAAAGACAGGGACTTCGTGACCTGCTATCTGTTGACGATCGTGCAATCACAATTGATGAAGTAACTCAATTCATCGACGATGACAATCTGACAAACGAAATCCAACATGCCCAAGCTGCCTTCCCCGACATGGACGTTCGTCCTATAATTCACAAATGGCTAGAACTAAACATGCCTGACTTCGACAATCCAGAAGAAGAAATGATGGGCGATGGCAACGGTATGTTCTCTCCAGTTCACGGTTATACCGAAACCGACCAAGACGCCAGTACTGGCAATTTCAAATAATTCCAGTTGACGCCGCCCGGCGTTTCTGTTATAATCACCGCATAACAACCGTATAACAATAACTACATATGGAGTTACCATGTCTGAAGAACGCCAGTACAATCGCACCCAATTTCGCCAAGAAGATATTGCTCGCCTGAAGCAGTTGGTAAATGAGGGCTGCCAGGTACTACAAGAAGTAGAAGATCTAAACGGCGGCCTAAAAGAAACTGTCAAGTCTATTGCAGAAGAGATGGACCTTAAGCCTGCACAGCTAAACAAAGCAATTCGCGTGGCATACAAGGCTAGCCTGCAAGAAGAAAAAGACAAGCTGACTGAGATCGAAGATATCCTAGACGCAGTTGGTCGCAAGTAATGAACTTGTTGAAGGATATTGCTGCATATTGGAAAGAAACCTGGGAAGAGAACAAGCTTGTTTTCTTCCTGGAACTTTTCGGAACAGCGATGGGTATGACAGCATCCGCTCTGCTCAATTTTTTTGCTGCATCAAACCCTCCAATGCTAACTATATTACTGCTCTACGGAGTTAGCGCAGCAATGCTAGCCTACACATCATTCAAAAGACACTCGTCCTTTATGGTATTGCTGATGTTGTTCTACACAATTGTTAGTTGTGTAGGATTATTCAATATATTAGCCTAAGGAATTCAATGTACGTAGACGCCTTACACTTCAGAAAAGAAGAAATGATTCGCGTTGTCGAGAGAGTCGATGGCGAAAGAATCTACAGAGACTACAAACCCGATTGGCACTTTTATGTTGACGATCCGGGCGGAACCCATAAAACCATTTATGGAAATCCTGTAAGAAGAATACAGCCTAACACTGCAAGCGAACGCAACACACTGTTAAAGCAGTACGGCGGACGCAAGTGGGAGTCAGATATCAATGCTGTGTTTCGTTGCTTAGAGCAAGAATACTCTGCAGGAGAAACTCCTAGACTGCATGTTGCATTCTTCGACATCGAGACCGACTTCGACAAAGACCTAGGTTACTCGGAGCCGGGCGATGCACTTAATCCGATCACTTCAATTGCTGTGCATTTGCAATGGATAGATCAAATGGTCTGTCTAGCAGTGCCGCCGCCTACACTGTCGTGGGAAGAAGCAAGAGCAATTGCACGTGAAGTAGGCGACGAAGTAATATTATTCAAAAGCGAAAAGGAGATGCTCAAAGCATTCCTTGACCTAATCGAAGATGCAGATGTATTGAGCGGTTGGAACAGTGAAGGATACGATATTCCGTACACTGTTAACAGGATCATTCGCACACTGGGCAAGCTAGAGACTCGCAAAATGTGCCTGTGGGGAGAAGCACCTAAGCCACGTACATTTGAACGAGGCGGCAAAGAGAGTCCTACATATGATCTTATCGGTCGTGTGCACCTTGACTACATGCAGCTTTACAAGAAGTACACGTTCGAAGAGCGCCATAGTTATTCCTTGGATGCAATCTCAGAACATGAACTAGGCGAGAAGAAAGTTCCATATGACGGAACACTTGATCAGCTTTATAAGAACGACTTCAAAAAGTTCTTAGAATATAACATTCAGGATACTGCACTTCTAGACAAGCTAGACAGAAAGCTACAGTTTGTTGATCTGTGTAGTTCTATTGCCCATGCTAACTGTGTTCTTCTTCCGACCACCATGGGTGCGGTAGCAACTATTGACCAGGCAGTTGTGATAGAAGCACACCAGCGTGAGCTTGTTGTTCCTAACAAGCGTGACAAACAAGGCGATGTTAGAGCAGCAGGCGGATGGGTAGCAACGCCTAAGAAAGGATTGCACAAATGGGTAGGTAGTTCGGACTTGAACTCACTGTATCCATCTGTTATCCGTGCGCTGAACATGAGCCCTGAGACGATTGTGGGACAAGTAGATCTCAGTCAAACACAATCTGAGATCGAAAAATACGAAAGCTCTGCTGCTAGCCACACATTCGCAGGTTGGTGGAATGACAGATTCACTCCTCTGGAGATGAACGGTTACATAGAAGGCGACAATGCTACCAAAGTGAATCTCGAAATGGAGACCGGACAAACTTATGTTGTGACTGGTGCCGAGCTTCGCAAGATTGTTTTTGAAAGTGGCGAGCCTTGGTGTATTAGTGCTAACGGAACAATCTTTCGCACAGACGTGGAAGGTGTTATTCCCGGGCTGTTAACACGTTGGTACAGCGAACGTAAACAGATGCAGAAGATACTGTGGATCTATACACAGTTAGAAGACAACGAAAAAGCAGAAGGATTCGTTGTTCCTGATCACATGTTCTCCGACAGTGACGTTGACCAAAGAGCTAACCATGCTAACCCGTATGATCCGCAACAGACTTTTAAGCCGGACAAGCTGGCCAAGCTAATAGAAGAAGGCAACAAGAAGCGTGTGATTGATTATATGAATCAGCACAAGCTCACTGTGAAAGATGGCAAGGCACTGTACAGAGATGCTGCTGAATTAAAAACAATTCAAAGCTACTGGGACAAACGACAGCTGGTCAAGAAAATTAACTTGAACTCAGCGTACGGAGCACTACTGAACGCAGGGTCACGCTTCTTCGACCAAAGAATAGGACAAAGCACAACACTGACTGGTCGTAACATTACCAAGCACATGGCTGCGAAGACTAACGAGTATATATGCGGAGTGTACGACCACTATGGTGACTGCATCATTTACGGTGACACTGACTCCACATACTTTTCTGCGTATCCTGCTGTGGCAGAAGATGTCGAAGCAGGTAAGATGCCGTGGAGCAAAGAGCAAGTCTCCGAAATATATGACAAGATTGCTGAAGACGTAAGTGACACGTTTCCTGACTTTTTGTTAGAGACATTTAATGTTCCGCGAGAGAAGAGTGAAGGTGTAGTTAAAAGCGGGCGAGAGATTGTTGCAGAGAGTGGACTGTACATCAAGAAAAAACGATATGCAGCTCTTGTGTATGACAACGAAGGAAAACGACAAGACGTCGGAGGCAAGCCAGGTAAAGTTAAGGCAATGGGTCTTGATCTACGTCGCTCGGACACACCTAAGTTTGTGCAGGAGTTCCTCAGTGAGATTCTGCTAGCAACGCTGACTGGTAAGACAGAAGCCGACGTAGTTGAAATGGTACGCGACTTCAAAGTGAGATTTAACGAACTCAAACCTTGGCAGAAGGGCACGCCAAAAGCTGTAAACAATCTTACTCGTTATCGTCAACGCGAAGAATCTGCTATGCAACAAAGAATGGGCGGACAGAAGATCAGCAAAGTTACTATGCCTGGTCACGTTCGCGCTAGCCTTAATTGGAACTTGATGCTAGACATACACAACGATAAACAAACCACAAAGATTGTTGACGGTCAGAAAATTATTGTGTGCAAGCTTAAAGAGAATGCAACAAACATGACCAGCATTGCTTATCCGATCGACGAAGCTCACTTGCCCGACTGGTTCATTGATCTTCCGTTTGATGAAGATGCTATGCAGGCTGCAATTGTGGACAAAAAGATAGACAACCTGCTTGGAGTACTCAAGTGGGACTTGTCTAAGACTAACGCATCGGACAGTCATTTCGAATCACTTTTCGGATAACTGCTTGACAGCCGTTTCTAAATATAGTATAATTCGCACATCTAATAACAATAAAGGAGCATGTGATGTTAGATAATTTTCTAGATATCATCAAGCATACCTCTGGTCTCGGCTTTATCGAAATGGTAAAGCTAACAGGCGAAGAAGACGGTGTTAAGCTTGAAGCAATGGACCAAGACAGAACTGTCGTTATGTACGGCGAGCAGAACAATGCTATCGCTGGACTAGAAGGCACTATTGGTATGTCTCGCCTAGGCGTACTGGCAGGCTACTTGAACTTTTCTCCCTTCAGTAATGATAACGCTGAAGTAGAAATTGTGTCTCAGGAGCGCAACGGGGTAGACATTCCTTGTGAAGTTAAATTTGATTCTAACCAAGGACACGTTGCTAGCTATCGCTTTATGAGCGCTGAGATGGCAAAGGAACAGATCCAAGTACCACCGTTCAAGGGTGCACAGTGGGATGTGGTTATTACTCCTACAAAAAGCGCACTGCAAGACCTCACATCCATGAACAACATCTTGGGCGCATTCGAGAGCACATTCACAGTTAGGACTCGCGGCGACAACTTAGAGTTCCTGATTGGCTCTGGCGCAAACGACCGAAGTGCTCTTGTGTTTGCTAGCGACATTGAAGGCGAACTAAAGCATCAGTGGAGTTGGCCGCTACCTCAGGTACTTGCAATTCTAAAACTGCAAGAAACTAGTGCAAGCTGCACTATGAGCTTCTCAGATCAGGGCGCACTGAAGATTGACATCGACAGCGGTCTTGGCAACTACGAGTACATTCTTCCTGCAAGGACTTAATCAATGAAAGATCTTAACGGGCAAAAGAAGGACTATGCCCTATTCCTTCCGGCTATTTCCGGATTCTATACATCCATGCTCGATACGTGCTGGAACGGAAAAATTGGCGAGGATAGATTACCGGACGCATTCGAAAACGGTTTCGATAGTCTAAACTTTCTAGACAAAGACAAAGGCAGTTTCTATTACGACACTGCTCTGTATTCAGCGGGCCATGCTGAACTTAATCTAGAAAAATGCCTTAATCCTGAAAAGCCCGTTGAGAGAATGATTCACCAGAGAGATCGTGAACAGACTATGATCTTAGGCGACTCCGGTGGTTTCCAGATTGGTAAGGGTGTTCTCAAGTTTGACTGGGATAACTTCTACGAAAAGAAAGGCGATGCTAATTATAAAGGCAACGCCGATAACACAAGAATGGCTATTCTCAATTGGCTAGAATACACAGCAGACTGGAGCATGGTGCTTGATGTGCCTAGCTGGGCTGCAAACCCGTTGAGAGCAAAAGTCACTGGACTGAAAACATTCCAAGACTGTTTGGATGCAACACAGTTCAACAACGAATTCTTCTTAGACAATCGCTTAGGGGCGACTAAATTCTTGAATGTACTACAAGGATCTAACTGGGAAGAAGCACAGCACTGGTATGAGTCTGTGCGCGATTACGAGTTCGAAGGCTGGGCAATGGGTGGCAAGAATATGCGCGATATGTATGTTGCGCTCAAGCGACTCATTATACTGCGAGACGAAGGCCGGCTAGAAGGCAAGGACTGGATGCACTTTCTCGGTACCTCGAGACTGGACTGGGCATCTATGCTTACGTCTGTTCAGCGACAGCTTCGCAAACACGTTAATCCTAATTTACAAATTAGCTTCGACTGCGCTAGTCCGTTCATTGCAACAGCGAACGGGATGACTTACACGGCTCCTATTCACACTAACAGCCGTTACAGTTATATCATGGAACCAGCGCCAGATAATAAAGACCTCAAAGGCAGTGATATTCCTTATCCTTTCGAAAGTGAGATCGGTAGACGTATGACTGTAGGTGACATTTGTCGCCATGGACCCGGAGAGAACCTTAATACTAAAGGCGAAGAGCGCAAGACATCTTGGGACAGCATGAGTTATGCACTAATAATGGTGCACAATGTTTACCAGCATATCCGTGCTGTGCAAATTGCTAACCACTTGACTGCTATCGAAACTGCAAGATTCCGTCCTGACATTACAGAATGGAAGAAGCTTAAGAAGAGTGACAAGAGCGGAGAATTCTCTAAATGGGTACCGCGTAACATCTTGTTCTTTGATAAGTTTGTGGAGGATCTGTTTACTAGCGATGCACCAATGCAGATGCTAGAGGACAATAGAAACTTCCTGCAAGACGTAAGCGGCTCAAGAACACAAGGCGGCGAGAACAATCCGCTGTTTGCTAAAATGTTTGAGATGCAAAGTGATCACGCCGAAGACGAAGGCTTCACAGAAGCCGAAGAAGAGAAGCTAGACGAACTAGAAACGGAGATTCGCAATGGCCAATCCTGAGAAGTTAGTCGAGTATCTTGACAAAGTTAAAGCAGAGCTAGGGTCGGAGTTTATTGCTGATGCAGACAAGCATCAGATTAACGGCCGCGGGCTAGGTGCTGTGATTTTTGACTACGCCTGTCTCAGTTACATGAATGGCCGTTCTGCTAGCCAGTGTGCAAAAACTATTAAAGGAAAACTATCATGACTATCGAGAGACAAGACCACGATGATGCTGTGTACTTTGTAGGACCAGAAGTCGAAACCAGTGCTGCATTTAGCAAGAAGACACTTTTTGTTGTAGGTGTTCGTGGTATTCAACAAATGATTGATCTCGCAAGAGAACACAACTGTCCACACATTTATCTAGGTGCTAATAGAAGTTTTCAGAATAACAAGCTATGGGCAGAGATTGTTCCTGCTCTGTTGGATGAAGGCTTCTGGGTAACACTGGACTATCCTGCAAGCGCTCAGCAGTTTGTGGTAGACACATTGCCTGGCAAGTATGCAGCGCACCCCCACTTTATTCCGATGGTAAGTTGCATTGTGCCTTACGTCGAAACCTTTAGTAAGAATCTAGTACTAAAAGTAGACGATACTGATTTCCAAGGCACTAACACAGGTGTGTGGTGTATTCCACAGCACGATTTGCTGGACAGAAATCGCTTTACTCCCTGGGTTGACTACGGCAACGACGAAGTTATTATGCGTGACAGTGATATTAAAGCTTTACGTAAAATTCGCCGTAACAAGCCTAAAGAGGATTAAGCAATGGACGGAACAGATGCAAAAATGGAAATGAACGAAGACGGATATGGCATCTACGAAGAAAAGACCAGTCTCTGGTCAAAGTGGTGGGCCTGGCATCCTGTGCAACTCGTTCAGTCTGACGGTACCAAAAGCTGGCGCTTTTGTGTAGGCGTCGTTCGTCGCACTGTTCAGCAGCGTCTTTACAAAGACGGATTGTTCTATAATCATCGGTTCACCGAATATCGTGACACTGGTGATGTTGTAGCAGATCGCCTGGTCGGCAACGCATAACTAGTATGGTCGTGTCACAGTGGAAGCCTTGGTTTGCATGGCGCCCTGTTTGGGTTTGGGACCCGCACGTTGAATATCACAAAATGATTTGGCTGCGCGGTGTAGCCAGACGTCGAGTTGCGGATTCACACGATGCGCAGTTTTACGGAGACTGGGTGTGGCAGTACTACTTCTTGCACGATGCACTAGTCACGGAGCTTAGGGGGAGATGAGGTGGGTGAGTCCTAGCAGCAAGCAAAAGTTTTGGATTAAAGCACAAAAACAAGCTCGGTGGCACCGATGGTTTGCTTGGTATCCAGTCCGCATCTATGATCCGGAAATCAAATTTTTCAAAAAGTGCTGGCTCGAAAATGTGGGCCGGCGAAAAACTGTGTATCACCGCTATGGTGAATATTCATTGAACACTAACCGTCAATATCTTGGTCACGTCGAATACTGCTTCGAGGAAGACGTTGTAGTAAGAGCTCTAAGAGAACCGGAAATCAACGATGCGCGAAAAGCACAAATAAAGGGCGAATGGGAAAGGCCAAACGACACAAAGGGTGATCCTGAGATTGCCGAAGCAGAAGGCATTTACGAACCACCGCAATGAGATGGATTGGGTGAGTCCTACAGCACAAGAGAAATTCGATATAAAAGTAAGTCGTGTATGCCGCTGGCACCGATGGTTTGCTTGGTATCCAGTTCGCATATACGACGAAGATCTTGGGCTGCATAGAAAGCACTGGCTCGAATATGTTGGGAGAAGAATGTGTGTATATGAGCATCCAACGGCTCCACTGATGGCAGGTGGATACGAAATCAAAATTGGCCGGCCTGATTATTGCCGTGAAGAGGATGTGGTGATTCGTGCACTTCGAGAACCGGATCCAAACGACATTAGAGAAAAGCAAAGAACTGCAAGATCTTATGCCAACAGAAAACCAACAGGTGCACCAACTCCTCCTCCGGTCCGACGCCGCCGGCCTTAATTGAATGTGAGCCAAACCGAATGAAAAAGACAGACTATCGTAGCATCTTTATTAGCGATACTCACTTGGGTACTAGAGGATGCCGAGACGAGCAGCTACTGGATTTTTTAAAAAACAATACCTGCGACAATCTTTATCTCGTAGGTGACATAATTGATGGCTGGCGTATGCAGAAGGGAGTGTATTGGCCGGAACGCCATACCGAAATCATACGCTGTGTTCTTCGCAAATCAAACAAAGGCACCCAAGTCGAATATGTAGTCGGCAATCACGACGAAGCACTGCGACAGTACATTCGCGATGAGATTAGCTTTGGAAATATCAGTGTGTCGAATAGACAAGATTATGTTTCACTGTCAGGAAAACGATATCTTGTAGTGCACGGCGATATGTTCGATAACCTCATGCGAGCCGACCTAAAGTGGATCATGCACCTAGGCGACAAAGCATACGAGATATTAATCTGGGCCAATACTAAGCTGAACGCAATAAGAAAAATGTTCGGCATGGAATACTGGAGCCTAAGTAAATACCTAAAAGATCGCACAAAGCGAGCAGTGAACTTTATCAACAAGTTCGAAGAACAATTAGCAGACTATGCTCGCAAGAACGATTACGATGGGGTAATCTGTGGACATATTCATCATCCACAAATGACAGTATACGACGATGTGGAATACATCAACACAGGTGACTGGGTTGAGAATTGCACAGCAGTTGTAGAGACACACAAAGGGGAGTTTCGTGTCATCCACTGGTCTAAAAATTCTAATAATAAGTGATGCCTGGGAACCACAGGTCAACGGCGTAGTCACTACGCTAACTAATCTCACAAAGACACTAGAAAAACAAGGTCACGAAGTTCGGATGATAACACCCGAACATGGCCGTTTCTCTATTCCTACTCCGTACCCCGAAGTAAAGTTCACCTGGGTACCAAAAGAAAAATACTACGGCGACATTGCGTGGGCAAATATAGTACACATCGCAACCCCAGAGGGTTCTGTAGGTTATCGCGCAAAGAAGGCCTGTATTAGTCTAAACAAAAAGTTTACTACAGGATACCACACAGACTGGCCACAGTATCTAAAAGCAATGTTCCATGTGCCCGAATGGCTTACATGGCATTGGATGAGATGGGTTCATCGAAAAAGCAGTGCCATATTAGTTCCCACAGATGAGATGATGTTCAAGTTGGTAACAAATCGACTTGTGAATGTGAGAACATGGACACGGGGTGTTGACCGAGAGCAATTTCAATTCAAAGAACAACCAGGCAACTATTTACTGTATGTAGGAAGAGTCAGTATCGAAAAGAACCTAGAAGACTTCTTTGCACTAGACGGCTACAAAGTGGTAGTAGGCGATGGTCCTATGCTAGAACAGTATCGCAAAGAACACGGACACAGAAACGACTTGCAGTTTCGTGGCGCGCTCAAAGGACAAGAGCTAGTTGACGCATTTGCTGGCGCCAAGTGTTTTGTGTTTCCTAGCAAGACAGACACATTCGGACTAGTAATGATTGAAGCAATGAGTTGTGGTACGCCTGTTGCAGCATATCCGGTGCAAGGACCGATTGATGTTGTAGAACCAAACCTCACTGGAGTCCTAAGTGAAGATTTACAGGACGCCGTGAATCGTGCTATACTGTTGCCCAGAGGATTAGTTCATAAGTATAGCGAAATATGGTCCTGGGATAACTGTGCAACACAGTTCCTAAATAACACAAAGGTGAATTATGACTGATCGTGTAAGTGGCATTGTAGTAACGCTCGATAAAGATTATCGAGACGACGACGTAGAAGCTGTTCTCGATGCAATTAGAATGATCAAGGGCGTAGCGTCTGTGAAAACAAACGTGGTGTCGGTTAATGACCACATAAATAGAGAAAAGATTAGATTCGAAATGAGTGACAAACTGCTAAAAGCTTTAAGGGAAGAATATGAGTGATAACGATAAGAAGTGGATTTGGGTAACATTTCAGAAAGAAGGTATTCATCAGTATCCGGATGCTCCGCCTGCAGTGGGCTTTCTTGCACACCCGCATAGACACATTTTTCACTTTCGTGTTGAAGTGACTGTTACACACAACGACAGAGATATTGAGTTTATAATGCTTAAACGCGAGCTTGAAGGTCTGTACGAAAAAGGAACACTTGAGCTAGATGATAAGAGTTGCGAGATGCTAGCAGAAGAGCTGCTCGATTATCTAGAAGAAGAATATCCGTTCCGTGACTATGTTGTGTCGGTGAGCGAGGATAACGAAAATGGCGCAAGAATCGAAAGATACGAAGACTAGACTCGACGTCATAAACATGAAGCATCGTGCTAAAAGAAGGCACGACTGTGAACTATTTGCAAAAGCCGAGGAGCTTGAGAAATGTCTAAACCAAGATGCCCAAAATGCGGAAACACAAACCTCTGGGACGACAATCTCTGGGAAGGGTGCAACGAATGTGACTACATCTCCAAAGGCTTCACAGTCGTAGACACTAGCACCGGTCATACAGTTGGGCGCAGCCAGGAGTACTGGAACAATGTGGACAGACATAGACGTAGGTAACATGCCGCCAAGCGGGGAATACCTGTGCCGTATTCGTAGTTTCACTAGTGGCGAAACAAAAGAAGTACTCTTAACACGAGTTGAAGAAGAAGATTGTACATGGAGAGTAGGCGGAGCTAGCGGTCCAGAATTTAACGAGATGGATTGGGACGTAACGCACTATTATAAGAATGGGTAAAGAACTAGAATTAAAATTTTGGCCTAACACGAGCCTAGAAGCAAACACATACGACACAATCATAACAGATTATCTTCCTATTGAGGAGATAGTCGACGACATGTTTTACACAATGTATGCGACTCGAGGAATCGGACTGTCTGCTAATCAGGTAGGACTAATCATGCCTATACTGGTCATGGACACTACGTCTATAGAAGGAGGTACATTATGCAAAGAGTTTGTTAATCCTCGTATTGTAGAACACAGCGAAGAAACAAGTATGCAGCGAGAAGGTTGCCTAAGTTTTCCGGGTGTATTCGTCAACGTAAAGCGTTTTGATTCAGTTGTAGTAGAAGCCGAGCACAAAAACGGAGAAACGTTTACTGTAGTTGCAGACGGTATTGATGCAGTTTGCCTTCAGCACGAAATAGATCACCTTCACGGCATTACTTTTTACGACCGACTAAGTCCTACAGCCAAACGTGTTCATGCTGCTAAATTTAAAAAACTTAAAAAATGGAAAAGGAAGAATAATCTAGAATGAGCAATCCAGATCCTTATAGAGGCGTGATGTGGGGTGGTGACAATAATGTGTTTATGAGCACAGATGCATACACAAAGTATGAAGCTGATTTTCACTTCGAACAAGTCCACGAAAGATTAGATAAGATAGAACAGATGATTGGTATACTGAGTGACCCAGATCCAGAAATGCTCAAAAAATACCAATCTCTCAAAAACGCTTACGACGAATACAAACTTATCGAAAAGCTAGTACTGAGCCAAGAACAGGAAAGCAATGAGCAAGAATAGAATCTATGTTGTAGACCTCGAGTCTGTGCCTACTCGCTATACGTGTGAGTGGAAAACTTATGTGCCGAACATGCTACAGAGAGAAGCACAACTAGCAGGCGTCGATGTCGAGGTTATCAATATCAGTGGGGGCGAAGAATCTATTGAAGCTACTCCTGGTGCGTTCTTGAACTTTCAACAAACCAATATTTACAAGAACACACAGATGAATGATATCGCAAAGCGTTTCTCAGGGGAGATACAGCCGGGCGATAAGTTCTTGTTCACAGACGCATGGCATCCCGGTATCATACAGTTAAAGTACATGAGTGAACTGTTACAGATTCCTGTAGAGATACACAGCATGTGGCACGCCGGAAGCTATGATCCACAAGATTTTCTAGGCAGACTAATCAAAGACAAGCGCTGGACATACAATGCAGAGCGCTCTTTCTTTCATGCTAGCGACTACAATTGGTTTGCTACAAACTTTCACATGGGGCTGTTTGATAGCGTAGTATTTGGCGGAGACTGGGGATTACCAGATTCTGATAAGCAGCAAAAGATATTAAGAACAGGCTGGCCAATGGATTACATGCCAGCAACCCTAAGACAGTACTACGGCACTGAAAAAGAAAATATCATTATCTTCCCGCATCGTATTGCTCCAGAGAAGCAGCCTGAGATCTTTTATGACTTGCGAGATAGCTTGCCCGAATATGAATTTGTTGTTTGTCAGGAACAGCAACTAAGCAAGTCCGAATATCATCAGTTACTGGCAAAAAGCAAACTGATGTTTAGTGCGAACCTGCAAGAGACACTGGGCATTAGCCCGTACGAAGGCGCAATACTTGATGTGTTCCCGTTGGTACCTGACAGACTGAGCTACACAGAGATGTACCCAGAGCAATATAAGTACCCTGGCGTATGGACAGCTAACTGGAATAACTACGTCAAGCACAAAGACAAGCTAATTGACCGAATTCGACTTATTATGGAAGCAGAAATGTCAACACAAGCAGATCTAGAAAAGAGACTGCTAGAAAAATATTTTACTGCAACTAAGATGGTTGCGAAGCTCCTGGAGTTCCCAGATGACAAATAAAACTGTGTTAAATTTTGACGATGTTTGTTCTTTAGTTGAAATCTTAGTAGAAAAGATGCGAGCGGACAACTACAAGCCAGATATAATTGTGCCTTTGGTAAGAGGCGGTGCCGTGCCGGGCATCATGTTGAGCCATATACTCGGTTGTCCTGTTCAGTGTGTAGGCTGGGCTACTAGAGACTACAACGAACAAATAGGAAACGAACACAACAGTTGGTTACCAGAACTCGCACAAGACGGACAAAAGATATTAATTGTCGATGATATCCTAGACACAGGCAAAACCATAAACGATATATTCGCGGATTGGTCAACAGCAGTTCCACCGAAATCAAACTTTCAAGACAACGTTCATGTTGCTTGCTTGCACGAAAGATACACATCTGCATGGGCAGCAGATTATGTTGCCTGTAACATACATAATGATAATTGGGTTGTTTATCCCTGGGAGAATTTAAATGGCAGAGTATGATAAAAAGATCGGTCCTTGGACAAATCTAGTCAGCGAGTGGGAAGACTACTTGGTGTACGAAGATGCGTACCCTGTAACCGAAGGTCACCTATTGTTTGTTCCGAGACACGACAGTGCTCATTCTATTGCAAGAGCTCTTGGTGCAGCATACCGACACGGTAACAACATGAGATCGCTAGGCAAGATCGAAGCGTTTAATGTCGGCATCAATCAGGGCGAGGCGGCAGGGCAGACTGTGCCTTGGCCACATGTTCATCTTATTCCAAGATCATCCGGAGATATGGAAGATCCCACAGGTGGAGTAAGACATGTGATACCAGAGCAGGGGAACTACCGAGATGTCAAATACAACAAGCCCGTATAACACCCTTGGAAATCCCGGACTTTCGAGCAATGTTGCCACAAGGGCATATGTCAATCAAAGTATTGCAAGTTCGAGTATCTCGAATACGAGAATAAAATTTTCTGCTCCTGGCTCAGATACACTACTGACTATCTACGACAAAGACGATAACACTCTTGTCGAAATGGACAGCAAAGGCGTAGTGACCTGGGGAGACGATGTTGATGTAAACGATGCTGCATCTTCGTTTGCAACCATGCTTAGATATGCTGCGGTTGAAGCACATGGAGTCACAGACGATGTGCGTCAAGAAATATTCTCCAAGGGCAGAGATCAAGCGTTCGAAGAGATTATGCAGCACTTAGAAGAAGGAAAAACGCTCTCCGTCCAGGACTTGACTTACATTCGTGACTCCGTTAAAGTAGTACACGAATTATCTGGTTCCAAGTGGAGATGGAAATGACCGATCAAACCCCAGGCGTTGAGTTCAAGTACGATCGCCACCCTGACATGCTGGTAAAGCAAATGAGCGGCGAACTGCGTGGCCTCAAGGCATTGAACCGCAGCAACCTTGTTGCTCAGTTGGAAGACCACACACTGTCGCTGCATGTCAAGCACCTGGATCAAAACTTTTTCATTGCTGGACTGAGTGGTGTTATGCCTCGAACTGACACCAGTCGCGAACGTGCATACGAACTGCTGAAAGAAACATTCAGCCAGGGTCGAGTCTGGGGTCGACTTATCGACGAGAACCAAATCGTTCGTAAGTTCATCATCGAGGAAGATGCAGAAGTTACACGCACAGACAACGACAGAGAACTGTACGTAAATATCTCTGTGGTATTTCCTGAAGAACTCGAGGACGCAGAAGATGCCTTCTAAAAAAGATCCTGTACAGGACGCTGTTAATATGTTCAACGGCATCATTCCTGGCATGGGGGACAAGATGCGTGATCACATCGAACGCGACCACAAGGCATTCAAAGCATTGCCAAAGGAAGATAAAGCTATCCTCTTAGGCGAAGCTCCTTTGAAGCTGAAGTATGCAGACGGAACATCAGAAGAACTGTGGGCACCGAAGGAAGAAGAATGATTTCCGAAGCAAACAGAATAGAGATTGAAAGAGCAGTCAAAGCGCTGAACGAGTACAAAGAAGGCCACGGTGACGCAATGCGACCCAGTCTTGAGCACAGTGCAAGAGAGTACGGCGACAAGCCTGGCATTATGAAACTGTACTTTCGCTATGATGACACTGTGGTCTATCAAAACAGCGGCGGAGAAACTATCCATTGATTGTTTGGGTTCAAGAGTGGGAAGAGAGCGAACGGGGCTGGGGAACAAGACCAGACGGCTATTCGATACACCTTTCTGAGAAAGCAGCAGACGACTACGTCACAGAACACTGGCGCTCAGAATCCAAAAAGAGGGGCCCAGGTGGCCCGACTCCTGACATATATAGCAGAGATGAAGGTAATCCATTTAAGGCCGAAATAGTAGCCAAGGACGCTGGCGAAGATGTCTTAGTCGCTGTACTAGCGGGCAAGGCCATACGAGTGTATAGTAAGCCGAAGTGGCTCAAGTTTTCTTAAGGAACTATTATGACTGATAAAGAAAAAGAATATCGTTACAGCGAGATTTTCCGTTCGATTCAAGGCGAGGGAGAATTTACCGGCGTGCCTACACTGTGGCTTCGCTTCTGGGGTTGCAACCTAGAATGCAAAGGCTTCGGACAAGAGAACTTAGACGACCCGAGCACCTGGAAATTGCCGTACAAGAAGTTTGCAGAAGAGAATACAATTGATCCGAACATTATCGCAATGGAAGACTTGCCTGTGTGGGAGTTCGGGTGCGATAGTTCGTATACTTGGAGCCAGGAATACCGGCACCTTGCACATCGCAAGCCTGTCAGCGAGATTGTCGACACACTGATCGACACACTGAAGAGTCCTTATAACCCGCAGGGAATGTTCAAGCACCCGGGCAGCGGACAAGAAACACACATGGCATTTACTGGCGGTGAGCCCATGATGAGTCAAAAAGGTATGCGACTGATTATGGAGCGATTCAAAGAGATCGAAAACCAGCCGCTCATGGTCACTGTGGAAACAAACGGCACACGGCCAATCGAAGATCACATGCAAGACTTCCTAAGAGAGTTCATGCTGAGTTCAATGTACGGTGGATACATCGACGACGAACGAGGCGCGCCTCTTTGGTTCTGGAGTGTGAGTCCGAAGCTGCGATCCAGTGGCGAAAAGTGGGACGACGCAATCAAGCCCGAAGTAGTAGCACAGTATGCTGAAGTTTGTCCGCATGGTCAGTTGAAGTTTGTGGTCGACAACGACGATCGTACCTGGTACGAAGTTGAAAAAGCTGTAAAGGAATTCAGAGAAGCAGGACTCGAACATTGGCCGGTGTGGATCATGCCTGTTGGAGCTACCAAAGAATCACAAGAGAGCGAAGACACCCAAGCTGTGGCAGAAGAGGCAATCGCAAGAGGTTACAATGTGAGTGGTCGCCTACACTGTTACATCTGGGGCAACAAGCTTGGTACGTAACCTTCGGTTTATGAATTTTGATTCCGGGATAGGACCCCGGATATCGAGCCACCAGACAGAAACAGGCTGGTGGGATAACTGGTGGTTAAATTGCAGACTAGTGTTTGGTTTGCCGCAAGGTCACCTTGCTTATGCGAAATTTACAGTATACGACCAAGGCCCGAAAGAAAGCTGGCGCCCGGACGTAATTAAAAATCCGTTTGGGATGCTCAAAGTCAAAGAAATAACTGTTGCAGATTGCCTGTCAGAAATACAAGAAGTTATTCCATATGTTAAGATAGAATATGCAACGGGCTCCTTGATGTTCGACGAAGGCGCCCTGTTAAAATTAAAATTAGCACACGGCATTAGCATAACCCATTGTACACCGGAAGGCACAGTGTATGCAGAAGAGGGCACTGTAACTGTTAGTTTCGATCAATAAATACAGTTTTAATTATTATAATAAGAGGATAACATGGCATTAATTCCATTTGGGTGGCTCCCAGGCCACTGGGGCCTAAAAGGCAAAACAAGAGAGATTGCCAGAGCTGAATACGAACTATCGGGATACGATCTCACTGTTCGGTTAGCAGAAATTGAGCACGGCAAGGACACAGATGAATGTGACTTGGCGATCTTAGATGCACAGCTTGAACATCAGCAGATTACTAAAGATGAATATGAAAGGCAATTCGCCGAGAATCATTTAGAAGAAGGCGAAGAAAGAGACCTTGCTTTGCTTGAGCTAGATCGCAAAGAAGGCAAGATCGATCAGAACGAATACGAAAAGGGCTGCGCAACTGCAAAAGGCGAAGGGTGGGTAAAGATACTCAACATTAATCCTGATAGTTCTAAACCCAATCACGGTGAACTAGAGCTCGACTGGAACGATAAGTTTGTAGAAGAACTTCGTGAAGGTGGATACGATGCTCCTGCAGATGAGCAGGTAGTTGATATGTGGCTAGCTGATCTTTGTCGTAACATTGCAATGGAGCAGTTTACAGGCACAGGTGACTTTGATGAACGTGTCCCTGATCAGTTCATTCAGAAGACTGCCACAGACGACGACGGTAAGTGGGAAGCTAGTTGACTTTCTAACGCACAGATAGTAAAATACTTCTATGGCTAAAAAATATCTTATTGTAGACGGAATGAATATGTTCTTCCGGGCCTCACACGTGGTTAGTCCTAGTTCGGGACTAGACAACATGATAGGCATGGGGTTCCATATTATCTTCAACAGCATGTTGAAGGCTTGGAGAGACTTTGACGCAGATCATGTCGTGTTCTGCTTGGACGGTCGAAGCTGGAGAAAGGACGTTTATCCAAAGTACAAACTAAATCGCAAAGCTGATCGCATGGCACGTACAGAAATCGAAGCCGAGAACGATCAAATCATGATGGATGCATTCAACGAGTTTTGCGAATTCGTTGACACCAAGACTAATGTATCTGTTCTTAAATGTTCCGATGCAGAAGCAGATGATCTTATTGCGTTTTGGGTAGACAGTCACCCACACGACGAACATGTTATCCTTAGTTCTGATTCCGACTTTGTGCAGTTACTTGCACCTAATTGTTCTATCTATAACGGCATCGACAAAGTTAACATACGCTTAGATGGATACTACGACGACAACGGCAATCCTGTGATTGACAAGAAAACAGGTGAGCAAAAGATGCCGCTCGATCCAGAGTATCACTTGTTTCTCAAATGTATTCGAGGCGACAAGAGCGACAATGTGTTTAGTGCATTCCCTGGTGCTAGAGAAAAAGGCAGCAGCAAGAAAGTAGGCATTAGAGAAGCATTCGAGGATCGTCATGCAAAGGGCTTTGCCTGGAATAACTTTATGTTGCAGCGCTGGACTGACCACGAAGATGTCGAGCACATAGTTAAAGAAGACTACGAAAGAAATCGACACCTCATTGATCTACGTGCACAGCCAGACGAAATCAAGATTGCATGTGCTCACACAATTGCTGCCGCAGCCGACGCAGAAGCAATCGGCAATGTAGGCATACACTTCATGAAGTTTTGTGGCTTGTGGGATCTAAAAAGACTCAGTGATAACTCTCAAGCATTTAGTAAGATGCTGAATGCCAAATACTGCTAGAACTGTATGTCTAACGATCTGTACAAGAGAAGAAAACGTTTGTTCAATACAAGCGACATGGAGGAAGGGGAAATAATTTACGATCCTGTCGCATCAGTTATGTATAAACGTAAAGGAAACAGATGGCAAGCATGGATAGACGAATACGAAGAGCTCGATGATCTACACCGTATTCAGTTCGAATCCGAAGAAAAAGAATTGTGGAAAGAGCACCCAGATCTAGAAAAAGTCTGGAAAGAATACAAAATACTAAGAAGGCTTAAGACAGGAAAATAACAATGGTAAAATTAAAACCTCTTTCAGAAAAGAGTTGGTTAGTGTTAAGTGATAACGGCCTTAACAAAATTGCAATTCTGTCAGAGCAGAAAGAAAAGTTTATCCTGATTGCAAAAGACGTTAAGACTACGTTCGACACAAAGGATGAAGTGTCTGGTTTCTTCAACGTAGGTGACATCTTTGACAAGATTGTGATCGAAGAAGAAAAGAAAACAGATGCAGAATACTTTGTAAAGGGATACCCAGTTGACTTTGACGATCCCTACGAGGCTGATCCGGACGACAAACTCAGCGAACTGCCACTGTATACCAAATCAGAAAGCAGTGAAGTTTATTATGCAGCAGGCTACTACTGCCTCAAGTTTCCTAAGGGATGGTTGCCTAGCTTTTGTCCTAAGCTGGCCACACTGGACAAGTATGAGTATCAAGGTCCGTTCAAACTAGAACGCGAAATGAAAAGTGTCCTTGCCAAGCTTCGCAAATGTCAGCAATAAAGAAGCTTCGAGTTCAGCACAAAAATGCTGCTAGGACTCGCACACCTAAGATAATGATCGGGCGCGATGACGCCCGAAATCTTCTTGCAGAAATCGATGACCTGCAAAGTCAAATCACACACCTTTCCAAAACAGCAGCTGAACAAAGAATAGAAATCTCCAAGCTGCGAGAAGAAATCAACACAGATAAAGACGAGCAAAAAACAATAAATATTACTGGAGGATCATTCACTGAAGAGTAAGCTCGTTGAAACAGTTTTTGTTATGTATATTACTGTTGATTTCTGCTACTTCCCAAGCAGAAAACTTCCCCGATACCATACGTGAGGTTCTTCCCAGCGTTGTGGTAATTTCTGCCATCTCCGCTCCCGACACTTCTGTAATAGACAGTATTTTCGAAGAAGCTGTGGTTAAACAAGGCACAGGTTTCTTCATTGACGAAGATACTATTGTTACCAGTTATCATGTTATCAAAGGCACGACTGATGTCTACTATCGTGCATATAATCAAAACAAGAGATTAAAAGCAAAGATTGTGGGATACGATCCTGCTGCTGATATTGTGGTGCTGGACATAATGGACGAAGACAAGTCTCGAGTATCGGGTACACCAGTAAAGTGGCACCAGGGAGAAACACAAGTAGGCGAGGATGTGTTCTCAGTTGGGCACCCATTTGGATTTGAGTTTACTGTGACAAAAGGTATTGTGTCTTTTGCTGGCAGAAGAGACTATGCGAAAAACTTCATTCGTTACATACAAACAGATGCCGCAGTGAACACTGGTAACTCGGGCGGACCGCTTTTTAATATGAACGGTGAAGTGATTGGTATCATTCAAGCAATCATCACAATATCAGGCGGAAGCAACGGTATATCGCTTGCCACTGACAGTGAACTAAGTCAGCAAACTATCCAGAGAATTTTGCTTGAAAAAGGTGAAATAAAACGATCATCTTTCGGTGTTATTAGCAGAGGAACAACACAAGGCATATTGATCACAGAAGTGATGAAAAATTCTCCTGCAAAGATCGGTGGACTCAAGAAGCACGATCTTATCATTTCGGTGGATGGAGTACCTATGGTGTCCAGTTACGAGCTAATCGATTATGTTCAATCTTTGCGCCCAGGTACCACAGTCAATGTCACTGTTAGACGCGGTCGAGACACAATAACTATTCCAGTTGTACTAGGTTTCCTACTTAATTAAAACTGCTGTTTTTAGATAAATAAACATAGTAGATAATTATTTAAGGACCTTTGTAATGGCTAGACCTAAACCAACGATTCTTCTTGAGCATGTAGATCCCGAATCGTACAAAGCAGAACAAATACTAGAAGCTGGTGCAATTTGGGCAGTGTACTACAAGGGCGACCCTATCAATCTACGCACATTGAATAAGCTAGTAAGCTACCCCGGTCCTAAATACAAAAAGACCAGCTTCAGTAATCCCGGTCACGCACTTAATCTTGCAGAAAGACTGAATGATCTATTCAAATGCAAAGATTTCGAAGTGTATAGACTTGCACAAGGTGAACTGTATACTGGGGATTGACTGAGTAAATATTCAGTCGTATACTGCGAGCTCACTCACAGATTCTCACAGTCAGATGCCAAAAGTTCAAGCCTGGCAATGTCCGCACAGTAAAAAGCTTTTCCCTCTAGAAGACGAAAAGAAATACCGCGCACACGTCAACAAGCAATATCGCATCAAGAAGCAGAGAGAATTGCTTCAGCGCAAGCGCGACCAATTCTACGACTGGTTCGCTACCGAAACCGAAGAACTGTCTACGCCCTATGAAATCATCAAATGGGTAGAAAAGAATCTTGACTATTTCTTAGATCTAGAAGGCAGAAGAGATCGGTGGCATCAAACCAAGTTCCCCAAAGACTTTCAAACTATCCTGGATCTAAATAACCTCAGATATTCAGACAGTTGTTCAAACAGCCACAGTTGTCCGCGTTCAGGAAAGACTAACTGGTGCGGGAGAGAAAGTGACAAAGGTGTGCCGCGAGGGTACCCTGGCTTTACAGGAAACATCTATCTTCTCAGCAACAAGAAAGATTATTATATCGATACTGACTTGTTGAAAAGAATTGGTATCTGTACAGGATCGGGTAGTGGCGGACAACGCGGAAATTACACAGTGACTATCTGGCTAGATGATTGGCCTGGTCTAAAAAGAAATGTTGAGGCCCAGAGAAAAGAATGGGAAGATAACGAAATTATCAATCGCTTAAAGGGTACTCCTCAGCCAAAGTTCTGCCCAGACATCGGACCTCAGCCCGAAAGAAAAGAATGGTGGCCCGATTGGTAAATCACGATCAGGAGACTGTTAGAAAAAGAACTGTGGAAGTTCTTGTGTCACATTTTCCTGAACTAAATCAAGATGGCGACGCAGAATCAAAAATATTTCGACGCTCTGGATCTTTACGTTTAACTTACATTGGACACCGACACTTGAGTAAACTGGCTAAGTGCTGGGTGTTCGAACACTCCGACAACTTTCTTACCAAACACATTATAGGTCTAGCAGCACTGACTGGACCCTGGTACCTTTCGAGAAAGTTCTTTGCAGTATACTCCGACGACGATGCCCTGCTTCTTAAACTGCATGGATCCGTTCATCAGTTTTTAGAGAAAGCACAAATATTCAACAGTTGACATATTCACACAGTTTGCTATACTGAGAACATGAGCGTATTTGAGATCAACAGCGGCATGGGACCTGCATTCGAACTGAGGGTAATTCCTAGCGACACCACTCGCAAGATATCTATCATTAAGGCTATCAGATATTTCACCGGCAAAGGCCTTAAAGAGGCCAAAGAACTTGTCGAAGATGCTGAGACCCGGTCACAGACTGTGGTAGTTACAGAGGACCTCTCCGACTCCGATCTTCACGAATATCTCAAGGTCATTGAGAGATCAGGTGGAGTTATCACCATGCTCAGTAACAGCTTCACCTATCAGAAGTATGTTGATCAACTGAAAGAAATTGCTGTTGCTGCGACGCTGGCAGGTGACTATTATGTATCTGCATCCATTACCGAAATGTTAGACAAACGGTTTCTCAACAATGCACAAGATACGAATATATCCTGACGAAGACTGCAAGCTGTTCCAATTAGTCGAACGGTATGCACGGATCAAAGACGAGATCGATAGGCTGTTTCTCCCGGGTCCAAAAAAACGGGCCCAGGCCCAGCTAGATGCAACGATGGCCGAACTACGCACAGAGTGGCGACAAGAGTTTCCCATTTATGCACAGATCGAAAATGCTGCTGTGATGACTGGTGGACGCGGCAGCCCCTACATTGAGGTCAAGGTTTCATGTTTAGGCCCGTAACTGATTGGGACGAAATCAGTCGAGTGCTAAGAGGTGGTAACCGTGAGTTATCCGACCAGCTGCATCGAGAATTTACTCCCCTCAAGCATTCGAAGCCTTTGTTGGTAGGCACGGTAGACGATTGGGCCTGTATCAGATCTCACAGCAGAAATACCCTAGCAATGATACGTATGTGGTTTGAAGAGAAAGAAACAGATTACATACTGGGCTTTAGCGGAGTCTACGTGACTCCGGAAGATGCTATGATATTCAAGCTAGGCTGTCCTGCTACTGATTACTATATGGATATGCCCGGAGTAAAAGAATATGCCTAGTCGTAAAGGAAAGGGTGACACCCTTGCACTGCTAGCATTCGGTGCTGCAGGTGTCGTGCTCTTCTTCGTAATAGTATGGGGCATCTTTCACCTTTACCGCTGGTGGAACTGGACCTGGGGCTACGAGAGCATGGTCGAAAGCAAAGTGTGCGAAATGGTCTCCGAGGATCATCTCAGTAAGGCTGGCAAGGAGATCTGCAAGTGAACATTAATCCGATCATCGTAGAACTGCTCCGCTCCGGAATCAAGGTAGAGCTTTTTATCAGAAAGATAGAGAAGCCGGAAGTGTTCGAAGGTAACCTAGAGGACTATCCTGAGGAAATCCTCTGGTATCGTATTACCGACATACCCAAGACCGGAAGCATTGATTTTAATGAGATTCCTTCGGGCGATTTAGTTTCATGTGCACGATACAACAGAATCGCCCAAGTACACAGTGTCGAGGATATTGTTTACGAAGTATTTGGGTGGTGGGACTCATACGGTGAAGAGTCTGCTCCGCCCCAAGGATGGGGACCTTTGTTCGAAAAATACAATCTTGCAAAGGCCAAAACCAAGACAGTTTGGGTCAAAACCAGTAGTTGACAAACTGAATATATTCAGGCATAATGTGTGTAAAGTTAATGGACAGAGAGCACAGCATGTTTAGTATCTTTACTACAAGCCCTGGTCAGAGCCACAAGCTGCTGGATCAACTGAACACTGTTTGCCCGTTTATTGCGCTGGCTGGCTCTTACGACCCGAACGCAACAATCGACAGCAAGGCGTTCGCACTGACCGAAGACTGCTTGGCAGCGATTGTGCACGAAGTTGGTCATGCAATTGACGTGTTCGTGGAATTCGATGACTACTCCGACAAACTGATGCACAACCACTACGGCGTCGGCTACGTTACGAACACGATGCGCCCGGACTACACAGACGAAGAAGTCGAGCGCGAAGTTAACGCCCACATCATTTCACATCTGTTTGCCCAGGAGAACAATATCCTGGACCAGTGTGGTAATCGCATTATGAGCAGCAAAGAACAGTTGCTCGAAATTCTTCCTCCGATCTGCTCCGACATGCAGGGTGGTGACCGCAAGGAACACTGGGAAGAGTACATTGCTGAGACTTATGTCATCCTGTCTGAGTACAGCATGAACATCATTTGGGCAGAAGCTTGCCAAGAAGCACAACGGCTTCGTGAAATTGTTGCGGATCTTTCCGACAAAAAAGTTACAGAGACCTATTGACACCGGGCCGAAACATTCGTACTATAGTCATGGGTTTTAACAAAAGCGCCACTACAAGGAGCAAACACCTATGGCAGCAAAGAAAGATGGCCTCGCCAGTGAATATGCCGTCACACCAGGCAACGCTAGAGAGCTGATCGAACTATCCATTTACGCTCAGCAGCCTGCGTTTATCTGGGGTCCGCCCGGCATTGGTAAATCAGAACTGGTCGAAGCAATTGCGGTCGCACAAGATCGCATTGTGATCGACATGCGCTTGCTCCTCATGGAGCCGACCGACCTCAAGGGTATCCCTTACTACAACCCCGAAGACAAGATGATGCGCTGGGCGCAGCCTGCAGATCTTCCTGCAACTGTTACCGAGGCGGATGTC